TAAAGTGCGAGCCTGAATTATACTACCAAAAGGAAATAGGTGAACGAATAGATTGTAATGCATACAAAGGTTTATTTACTGGAATGGTTTGGTCGTTGTATGGTGTACGGTAGCATTATGCACAACGTTAAGTGTATGCGTAATGTAGCCAAGGACGGTTAGCAGCCCGTGTAAATACAGACTATATACATATTAATCTAAAACAAACACGTTATGAGTAAAAAAAGTAAAGTAATAATAGAAAACAAAGGAGGAAAATTAGCAATTGTAGACAAAGGTTTTGTTGTTAAAAAACAATTTGAACCGGGATTTTATATTGTTAGTGGACAAAGAACTCCTTTTGGGACTAACTTTCATATCAATGTTGATAAGAACGTAAAAGTTCCATCAAGTAAATACAATCCATCGGAAAAACAATTTCCAATACAAGAGATAAAAAACTATTTCTCACATAAAAGTTATTTAATTCACAAAGAATTGAATATGAATATGAGTTATGGTTCAATCCTTTATGGTAAGCAAGGAACTGGTAAAACAACAGCTGGTTATACAATTGCACAACAGTTAGTAAAAGATTGTAATGCTATTGTATTTAGTGTTAGTTGTTATTCTGAAATTATGTTTATTAAGTATGTGTTAAAGGAATTAAATGTCCCCGCAGCTACAATGAAAGTATTCATTATGGATGAATGTGAATATCAACTTCGAAATCATGAGAGTAATTTTAAGCAACTGTTAGATGGTAAAGAAACCGTTGAAGGTGCTTTCTACATGTTCATGACAAACTATCTGGACAAGATTCCAAAGACTATTCTTGATAGACCATCAAGAATCAAAAAAACTATAGAGTTTACAACAATAAATGAAGAAGAGACAGTATTTGAGATTATTTCAGGAATGAATGAGACTCTTAGTAAGTCTATAAAACTTCAGAAAGCATCTTTAAGAGATGTAACTAAACTTCTATCAAAAGACAAAACTCTTGATGAGATCAAAACTAAATTTATTGAAGAAGTTTACAATGTTTCAATGACTAACAGTCAAATTGACACATTGATTCAAGAAGTTTAAGATGTAGAATCAGCACCTGAGCATGTGTTTAAACTGCTCATTTTTTAAACCTAAAACTTAAAACATAGAAATTATGGGAGAACATGCAGAAGCATTAATAAATGGAGATGACGACTATATCACAGGAGAATATCTTGGTGAAGGTAGTGGATTTCCTAGAACAAATACGAGACTAGATAAAGAATGGAAAAAGACGGAGCTTTTCCAGCTTAAAGATGGGAGGGTGATCAATATAGATCACGACCCTAAATATTTCGCTAAAGGTACTAAAGCTATTCGTAAAGAGTTAGCTAAATTAATTGATAAAAAGATTAAAGAAATTGGTAATGCTACAAAAAAACAAAGAAATATAATTGTCCAAGAATCTCGTAGAGAAATTAATAAAAAATACGGTCATTGTTGGAGAAATCAATATGCAAGGTCATGAAAATAATTTGGAATAAAGATTTAACACCTATATCTCTTATTAGAGAGTTAAATAAAACAAATGGGTGGAAAGTAATTACGAAAAAACAATTTGAATATCTAACAGCTAATTTTGCTCACAAAAACATGAACTCTTTTAATAGAGATATTAACATGAAATCAAGCCAAATTAAGTTTCATATTCAAACACATGATAATGAACGTTTAGTTCTTTTATCTAACATGGGGCATTTAATAGAGTTTACCGATAACTTAAAGAAAGCATCCGAACTGCCTGAATGTCTAACATAAACAAACCTAAAATAAACATTATGAGATTTTTATTATTATTATTAACAATTATTAGTCTTACATCATGTAATAAACATGTTGAAACATATATGCATACATCTCCTGATGGTAAAGATACTATGTGGGTTCAATGTATAACATATGATGTGTATAATGAGAAGGCTGAATTCTTTGATATCACAAGTAAAGAAACGTTTGATCATCCGAATGTTGAACCACAAATAAAAACTAAGAGTAATGATCAAGTTCCTATTTTAATTATAACAATCGGTATACTTAGAACTTTTCTATATATAATTTCTTTTACACTATTAATGATTATTTTTAATTGTTATATAAAAATAAACCTTTGTTTAATTGATGTACGCCCAAGAAACCGTAATAATGTTATTATTGTATTTAAAAATATTAAGTTTGAATTGAAAACACAATTCATTATTTATAATTTTTTAATTCTTTTATTACATTTAGGCTTTTTTATTAAAATAAATGGTAACGACATTGGAATTATTTTAGTGTTATTACTAGTTTATTGCCTTGCAACTATAGTATCCCAAGTAATTTTTATAGTTAAACTTATTGAATTATCTAGAATCCTAAAAAGATACTTAATGTTTTTTGACTATGATATTATTAATCGTTTAAAAGTAACAACTGACAATCAATTGTTATTTGAAACTTTGTTCTTTAATAGCGTTTATTCTTGGTATATTGAACGTAAAATAAAAGTATTATATGAGGCTGCCGAAGTAAAAAAAAGCATTGAACAAATTAAGGCTTTCATAAAGCAAACAACTAATTCAAGTGAACTATCATAATGTGGTAGTTTTAGGTTAAAAGAGGGGGATCACTCGTATGAGGTATACTAGTTCCAAAAAGACGTAACATCCCTCTCTTTTTTTTATTAATTAAAACCAATATATGCCATACTTAATTATATTACTTATGTTTATTTTGATATGGCTAATCTTTTTAGATCCATTCGATATAAATTTAAAAATACAAAAAAGAAAACTTAAAAAACTAAAAACCAAACATTCCGAAATTATGTCAAAAATAAAAACATTAGTACCATTTTACGCTTTTTTTGTATCAAAATGTTCATCTATCAAAAATAATGGACTATCAATACCAATAAATAAAATACCTTTTGATTCAATAAAGAACAAAAATACTCCAGAATCAAAATATGTTTTGTGTTATGAAACTGGAGATTTTTATATAGGCGTTCCTATTACAATAAATCATGTTAATAAAACATTTAACATAGATTTAACTGTTGTATTGAATCTTAATAAGAACAGTAATGGTAGTAATAACCTAGAATATAGAGATAAGCACTCTCAATATAAAATGATTGGGGTTAGTATGTTAAATTATATTGTTTCTAATCAAAACTCATATTGTATTGTTGATAAAAAAATTAATATTTGTTTTGAGCCTCCAATCGAAAAATACACATGTAGTTTAGATTTTGATTCAAAAATTTCTATTAAGTTCGATAGTTTAAATAAGACTAAGCTTTATAATTTAATAGACTTTTTAAGTAAAAAAGCTATAGCAGCAGAAGATAAAGACTTAGCAAAAGGGTTTGATGCTGTCAATTCTCATTTTTATAATTCATCACCAGAAAGTGGTTCAAAACTGATTATGAAAAAGAATCATGAGATTTCTAGAATAAAGCCTTATTCATTTAAAGTAATAGTGGATGGTCAATTTAAACTAAAATCTAATACTTTTAATGCTAGAGTGATATATAAAAATTTAACTGAAAAATCCGAATTGTCAGAAGAAAATGCTAATTCTTTATCAAAAATATTATTGGAATATTTAGCGTTTAATTATAACCATCATCTTAATTACATTAGTGTACACTTAAATAATATGTTTGCAGCATTAACAAACTACAACAATGTCAGAAGTCGTAATTTACATTCGGTTATTATAAATAATTTGTTAGGAGATACCAATAAAACTAAAAAATTAATTGATTATTTAATTGTATTAATAGTTAATTGTAAAGATGAAGCTTTTAATATGGATTATTTTATTCATGCAATTGAAGAAAGTAAACTTATATCACAAGATGATTTTTGTTATAGAATGTTTAACAAACAAGATATTGTAGATTATAATAAGTTATCTATTAATAAATTAAATGATAAATCAATAACTGATTTTAAAGCCAATTTTGTTAGTAATGAAAATTACTGTTCTTTTTTAACTTATTTTATTTTTAATAGTATTGTCAGGGCTATCAATCAAGGATCAGTTGAAAGAAAAAAGGGATATGGTTACTTAGAGTTTATTATTGATTATATGATAATTCATGATATTTACAATCCTGTAATTGCAGAACTATTTAGAAACTCCATGAAGGAAGAAAAAAATAAAGAATTATTAATGGATTTTATTCTAGGTAGATTTAATGGAAATTTTCTTACTTATTTTCAAAGATTGTTTTTAAACCCTGAAAGTAAAAAAATAAAGACATCTAGTAGTGGATCTTTAGAATCTTTAAGGTCAGCGTTTCAAAATATAAATGAAGTTGTTATGAATAAATACTTAATGGATAAAAGATCTCAGAGACAAACTCGTCCTTATGATGGACGATACCATAATAGTGACAGAGTTGAATTCGTTAGTTTAAACGATGTTGCAGAAAGAATACGTCCTATTGTTGCTGAACAAACTACAGGTGGTGACCACACTAACTGGTAATTAATAAATAAATCAATAAATCAATAAACAATTATGTCAACATTAAGAAATAACATCAACCCACACACATTAAAGTTAATAACTGGTAAAATTAAAAACCCTGTAAAACCTTGGGAAGGACTTCATGAAGAACTCGCATTTCAATTTAATAATGCTGTTAGAAACATCAAACAAAAGAAAAAGTCTTTTTCTCCTATTAAAACGCAAGAACGTTATTTAAAGTTTTCTGGCTATGCTTTGAAACATAAAAGAAATGATTCTGTTTTTGAAAAAACAACAGAAGAAAAAGAAAAGTTAAAACAACTTAAAAAAGAACTCAAAAATGGCTAGAAAAAGAAAAAGATTCAAACACTTTCCAAAACAAACATCTTCTAACTCAAATGATTTTAAAGAAAAAAATTATAAGGAGTTATACCTAAAAATTAAAAAAAACAAATACGATATGTCAGATACTGAACCAATTCAAACAAACGATTCTTTAACTACATCTAAGAAAAAAGATAGAATCTTAAATGAAGATGAGCTTAAAGCTTTAAGTGGTATGGAAATTATGAAACATTTCATACAACGTAATATCCATTATACAGTATGTTTAAAAGTAGTCAAAGATGAATTCCGTTTTGGCTTTTCAAGAAGAACTGAAACTGAAAAAAGACCTTGGAGTAGAAAACTTGCTAACATTATATCAAGAGGAAGAGCTCTAAAGAATCCCGGAATAGTTTTAAATATTCAGGACTCATCTAAAGTAACATTTCATTTTGCTAAACAACTATTGTATGGTGAAATGAAAGATCATACAGCATCCTCTCTAAAGATAGATAAATTCTTTGAAAAGCAAAGAGAGCTTAAAGAGAATTACAGAATGTTTGAAACTGATCAAGCTAAAATGTTTAAAATGAGAAAAGAACTGATAGGATTAAGAAACCGTTATAAAGACGAAATTATTCTTCCTGCTTTAGGACTCCCCGAAATGTTTTCTAGCAAAGAAACATTAGAAGCTCAAGAATCTTTAATTCAAGAAGCATGATAGGGGGTTATACAGAAGAATTCGAAAATAGGGAGGCAGCTATCAAGCTGCTTTCCTCTTTAAAAGAAAGAAGAAAAAATGTTAAACTGCGAGGAATTGAAATTGAAAGAAATACTATTTTATACATAGAAGATAACGAACATGTCAGTAATAAACTTCAAAGATTTATTGAACGCCTCAAAAAAGGAAGAGCCTTTAGCTTTAGGAACGGTTGAGGTATTTAATATATTACCTAAACTTTTGTATGAATTTTATTTCTCTAATTTTAAAATAGCTAAAGTATCATCATGTAAGATTTTTATAACAAATCTTAGTAAAAAAAATCTTGAATATATGGTTGTTATTTCAAAAGAAGGATCAAAATATCCAGAAGTATACTCAAGATCTGTATTGCCTTGGAGAGCTTTTTCAAAATTAATGTGTATAGGAATAGCACGTAAATTTAGAGATCAAGATCCTTTTGGGTTTGAACTTATATTTGGCGATGATATAACAGAATGTCTAGCAAATGTAGAACAAGATATAAAAAATATGTCTGATATTAGATCTCAGATTAAATTTTTTTATGAAAGTTATAAAGAATGTAAAGAGTTACAAAAAGAACTAGAAAAAGAAGAAAAACTTTTAATAATGTAAATAATAAACTATGGACAAAGGAGTATGGATATACGATTTGGAACAATTTCCAAACTTTCATTCAGCTTTCTTTATAAATAGTACAACTAATGAAGAAGTATATTTTATTATTCATAAGGATAGAGATGATAGATCTGAGTATCTGTCGTTTCTTATGAATAGAGTTAAAGCATTAGTAGGTTTTAATTGCTTAAACTATGATGGTCCGATGATTAATGCATTCCTTGATAATATATCCAGTAAAGATTTATTATCAAATATGTATAAAAAGTCACTAAGTATTATAAATAATGAAAATGAATGGGAAAGATTAATAATTCCACATCTTGATTTATTTAAAATACACCATTATAATAACAAAGCAAGAATGACATCATTAAAATGGATTGAGTTTTATTTAAGAATGAAAAATATAATGGATCTTCCTTTAGATCCACATTCTTATGTATCATCTGATCAATTTGATGAAATCATTTACTATAACAGAAATGATGTTGTAGCAACTAAAGAGTTTTATGAGAATCCTATTTCTACTAAAGCAATACAGCTTAGGAAGGATATAGGAGCAGAGTTTAACTTTAATGCTATGAATATGTCTGATGTAGCAATTGGTGCTAAAATTAACGCTCTATTCTATTCTAAGCACTCTGGTAAAAGTTACTATAAGTTCAAAGATTTAAGAACTTATAGGAAAACAATACGAATGGAAGATTGTATACCTGCCTTTGTAAAGTTCAGAACTGACAATCTTAATAATGTATTGAAAGACTTTAGATCTAGAGTGTTAGAGGGTACAAAGAATCAAATTACATACAAGATACAGATTGGAGATAATTTCTTTAATCTAAAAAATGGTGGTATTCATTCACATGATAAGCCAAGGTATTTAAAAGCTAAAAAAGATGAATATCTTGTAGAGATTGATGTTGCTTCTATGTATCCGTTCGGAATTATAAATAATAATCTATACCCACAACACCTCGGTCATGAATGGCTAAGAGGCTACGAAACTCTGGCAAATGACAGAGTAGAAGCTAAAAAACAAGGCGATAAAATTAAAGCAGATGGTTATAAGCTATCACTTAACGGTGGTGGCTTTGGAAAAACTAATGATAAGTATTCATGGATGTATGATCCGTTAACTAAAACAAATGACTTTAGATAAAATTGAAGAAAGAATATTAAATGATTATGATCCTATAAGATTACAAGGATTCTATAAGAAAGAAGCAAAGAAAATGCCTGTATATGATTTTATTATAGCATTTTTACAAGAATTAACAACAAAACATGGAACAATACATGTAAAAACAAAAGATGTGCTTTGTGTAGCAAAAAAGCGTAGATCTTTAGGAGACATTTATATGATAGTTAAATATTATTATCCTAAAGCCACTCTTACAGAAGTTGTATGTTCATTATTTTCTCTAGTAGGGAAAGAAGGAGGATGGCGATATACTTGGTGTAGTCAAACAAATAGAAAAATGTTTTATTATGCTCAAGGTAGAGGAACAGAAGTACAAAGATTTCAAAACGACGAATTTTCAAATAACCCAAGCTATTACCAAACAATACAAGAAAATGAAAGTATATAAAACTCAATTACCATCTATTTCAAACACGAGTAATTTAGCAATAAAACTTAATGATTTAAACAGAATTATATCTGTTATAAATGCTGAAAAAGCTAATAACGTTAAATATCATGACATTATAAGATCTAATAACCTACAGAACGGAACTCAATCTGGATGTCAAAGTGTTTTTAGATCTTTCCTTTCACATAAAAATATTATTTTAACTATTCCCGGAAATATTAAAAACTATGACCGGATTTATCTTTATAAGATCGCTGAGTATTTAGGTCTTGAGAAAGTTAAAATAAATTATGAATTTGGTACTGAACTTGCATCTATTGGTTATGGTATAAAATCAAAGATAGGTCAGAAATGGGAAATGCATTTTATGTTTATTTTTATAAGACAGGCAATGATGTTTAACAAATCTTATGGAAATCCTTATACTGTATGGAAATCATTAACAAATCACATGAAAAACAAATATGAGTTTCATGATGCTTTGGTTTTGAGCTTATATCAAAAGAATAGACCTTCCTTTTATTCTGATACTTATAATGCAGGGGTCATTTTTGATAAGTTAAATGGATTGGACTCAACTATTAATTTTCCAATACTATTTAAATCAAAAAATGAGTTTAAAATCAGGATGCAAGATGGAACTCTTCAGGCGTATATGAAGGTTAAAAGGCTTATTTCTTGCAGAGTTCCTCAAGTCAAACAAAAAGCTATCATGGAAGCATTAGTTGAAGGAAATTATTTAACTATATACAATATTCTTAAAACGATTTAATAATAAAGTCAAACTAGCGGCTTAGTACAGTAATGTACTTCGAATAACTCGGAATCCTCGAAAGAGGGGTTAATATTAAAATTATGAAAAAAAATGTAAACATTATGATGATGGGTGTGGTAATGGAAGTTATATACCCGGTTCACATTGTGGACCACCATCATGTAATTGTAAATTATCAAAAAGATATGAGATAATTAAATGTGGTGGTAAAAAATCAGAATGTAAATATTTAACAGAATTTAATATTAGCTAACGGGGAAACTCAAATTTAAAAAAAATATGAAAATTATAGTACAATTTCAATCAGATGAAAATCCTGATTATATAAAAGCAGTTCAAGAAGATCTCCAAAAGCAATTTGAAGTAGACTTTTGTAAAATAGTACTTAAAAAATTTGACAATCCCGTGCCGTCACTTGATAATAAAGACATTAAATTAATTTTAGAAGCATTATGCGCTTATGGTGATGATGAAGAAGTTATTAGTTTATGTGAAAAATTAGAAAACGGCGTAGAGGCCAACAACGAGCAACCTAAAATTAAATGTAAATGTGGACTTAATAGTCCTACATGTGACATTGAATGCGGTTGATGAGATGGTCCAGACTACAAATAATAAAATTATGAAATCAAAACAAAAAAAACAATTTATTATGAGCAAATTGAAAGTACTAAAAGTAGAAGAAAAAAAAAGTTCAAAGCTAACGCCTGAGACATTAAAAGATAATCCTGAAGTTTTATCTCGTATTAAAGAACTAATAAATTACTCAGGCAATAAACATTTAGGAGTAGGAGGCACTGACATATCATGTGGTGCTCTCCAAATGTCAGGTATCAACTCAGCTTATGGAGAATCTCGCAGAATAGTTTCATTTTTGAAAGGGACTCGAGATAATCCATCTTTAAAATACTCATCTGCGACATTAATACCTAATATGATTTCTGAACTTAAAGGTGTTTTGTATAACAAAGAATTTATAGAAGAAAAACTTATAAAATGGGTTTTTCAAAATATGATTCTTGATAGGATACTAACAAAATGTCCAGCTTTTACTCTAGTATCTACCAACATGACTTCTGGCGGACAAAGTACAAAAAATGAACCGATAGGTGTGACAAATGAATGGGCAATATTAGATGGATGTCTTACTGAAATGTGCGAAACATGTACAGAACCTGCTTATAATAATAACAGTAGAAATTTCATTAAAATATGGATATTCAACAGAGAAACAGTTGCTGATAAATTAACGTAATTTTATTATGCTCAGGTGACTGAGTGTGGTAAGTAGTAACAATCCAAACGACCACTATTGGTCAATTATCATTGTTAATGCTTATAGAAGATCTTGATATATCAGGATTTTCTGTTTTATCTGCTAATACTGATGGTGTAGTTGTACTATTTAGTAAAGAAAGGTTAGATGAATTTAGATCATTACAAAGACAATGGGAAAATAAAACGAAATTTGTTTTAGAAGAAACGTTTTATGACTTACTTGTTATGAGTAATGTAAATAATTACCTAGCAATCAAAACTGGAAATGAAAAAGTAGACGATAGAGTGAAACTTAAAGGTTGGTATGATTATAACCGTGAGCCTCATAAGAATCATTCTATGATAATTGTAGCAAAGGCAATATATGATTATTACGTTCATAATATAGACTATAAAAAGACTATTTATGAATGTGACGACATATATGACTTTTGTAAAGCAGTTAAATCTAATAAAGGATCTCATTACATTTTAAAAGATGTTTTAAGTTCTGATAAAACAGTAGAGAAAGCTAGTAAAACAGTAAGGTATTATATTTCTAATCATGGTAAAAAACTAATAAAGAAAATGCCACCTCTTGAAGGGAAAGAATCTGTATATGAGAATACGCTATTTGATGGTGTATTTGTAGATGACAGATCTTTTGAAGTAGAAAGTAAATATCTTGTTACTTATTTTAATAAATTTTTTCAACAAGTTGATTTTTTAGATTATGATGTCAATTATAATTATTATATCAATGAAGTTGAAAAAATAGTTAACCCTATTAAATAATTTAAATTTTTAATTTATAATGAATAGATCCTTTACAATAGGAACTGATCCTGAATTTTTTATTTTAGGAAGAGATACACAGAAAGGAAAAAAAGCAGCAGATTTTACACCGGGAACAAAAGACGATGTTGAAGATTTAAAAAATGGATATGCTGTTCATGCTGACAATGTAATGTTAGAATTGAATATACCACCTGCTACTAGTAAAAAAGGATTCATAAATAATATTCTTGTAGGAAAATCAAAGCTGCAAGATATTATTGGAGATGATTTTCTATCAGTTGTACCTTCTATGACTTTTGAGAAAGAAGACTTAAAAGAAGATCATGACTGGGAAATAGGATGTGATCCTGATTTATCAGCTTACACTAAGAATGAAAATCCTAAGATTGAATTCAAAGATGGTGTAAGATACGCAGGTGGGCATGTCCATGTAGGGCTACCACCCGAATTATCAGAAGATATGGATGTGGTGGTAGATATGGTTAAAGCAATGGATTATCTATTTTTAGATATGGTAGTTAGAGAAGATAACAACCAATCAAGAAAAGATATCTATGGTACACCCGGAAGATTCAGATTTAAAGACTACGGATTTGAATACAGATCTCTATCTAACTTTTGGTTAAAAGATATTGTAAAAATGGGTAGAGTATATGATATTGTTCAAGAAGTAGTAAACAATTATAAAAAATACTTGGGAGAAAAATACGAAAAGATCGTATTTGATAGTTTTCAAACAACTCAAGTTAAAGAAGAAACAACAATCCAAGAAGTTCAAGAAATTAACGCTTAAAAAATAAACAAAATGACTAGATTTAAAAGTATTCATAATAAAGTAAGAAAAAATAGAGAATTTGCACCAGTTGTAAGATCTAAAAACTCAAACAAACAATTGCAAGATGCAATGAAGAAAAGTGGTATTACTTTTCCTCAAAGAGTAAGCATAATGTTTGGATCAAGATATCAATATACTGATGGTCACAAACGTTTAATTCTTAACAGTGTTCAGGCTACAGATAATGCTTCTGATAAGTTTAGAATGAAAGCTTGTTTCAACAGAGATAAAGTTATTACTGCGGAAGCATTTACATTTAACATTACAAATGGAACTTTTCATAAGTTAAATGCTTCAAATCCTAACAATCTTAGTACAGATCTTAGAGGTAAAGATACTCTTCTTTCCAAAAAACAACTAGAAGAGATTGGAGCACCATTTATTGGTAAAGTACGTAAAGGTTCTAAAGGTCTTGGTATTGTTTTATTTGAAACAGTAGATGAGCTTGAGACTTTCTGTACCAACTTCCAACAATTCAAAGATCATGAAGATATGGGTATCAAAGATACTAATATTGGGATTGGTGGTTACTTGTTTGAAAAGTATCATAACTATTTACGTGAGTATAGAATTCACGTTTCTGAAAATGGTGTAATTTACACCAACAGAAAAATGTTGAAATCTGATACACATGAAGATGAACGTTTCTATCGTAATGATAGTAATAGTGTATGGTATACAGAAGATAACCCTGCGTTCGATCGTCCTGTAAACTGGGATAAGATTGTAAACGAGTCTAAGAAAAGTCTTAAAGCGGTAGGACTTGATATTGGTGCGGTAGATGTACGTGTTCAAGGTAGCATGTACAAAGGAAACAAACGTAAAGATCCTAAATTCTTTATCGTTGAAATTAACTCATCACCTTCATTTGGTGATGGAACACTAAAGGCATACGTAGAAGCTATGCCAGAAATTATTAACAGTAAACTTTAATATGAGTAGACAAAAAGTATTTGTATACGGTACGCTTCGCAAGGGTTATGGAAATCATAACGCTTGCTTAGCAGGTGCCCCCAACCTGAAATTTATGGGGAAAGGAAAAACAGTAGGCACTTTTAATATGAGAAGTGGTGGTTTTCCATTTGTAAGTCAAGAATTGAATGATGGTAATGACTCTACTATAGTTGGAGAACTATATGAAGTAGAAGAATCAACATTATTAGGTCCTTTAGACGGTCTTGAAGGTCATCCAGACTTTTACACTCGTAAGATGACACAGATCGTCCTCGATGATAGTGAACATGGCGACGTTGAAGAGGCATGGATGTATTTCTTAAACCATAATGGAATACAAGGAGATGCAGTACCTACAGGAGATTTTTCAGATTACAAAAATAAGTATTATTAATAATTAAAATAACATAATATGTGTGGTATCTATGGTTTCATAGGAAAAAAAGACAAACAAGCAAATAGTAATGCATTAAAATTACTTTGCCTATATAATGTATCTAGAGGTTATGATTCAACAGGAATCTTAACTTTAAAAGATAACGATTTCTTTATGCATAAAGACATTATATCAGGTTTTCAATATAACGTAAATAACCCAGAGATACATGATGACAGAAATATATTCATAGGTCATACAAGAGCCAAAACAGTAGGTCAAAATACAATAGCTAATGCTCATCCTTTTATTGGTGAACACATATCAGGTGTACATAATGGTACTTTGTTGAATCATGAATATATGTATGATAAGTTTGCAGAAAAGAATACTGACATTCCAAAACGTAATAGTTTAGGAAAAGATATATCTGATTCAAGACTTTTATACAAACTATTTAATAATGAGGATTTCAAAGAAGTTCTTGAAGTGTATGAAGGTGCTATAGCTATGATGGCTATTAAGAAAGATGGAACTCTTCATGTATATCATGATGATGGAAGACCTCTTCATGTTGGAGAACGAGAAGAAGGTTTATATTTCTCTTCAGAAGGTCATCCGTTACAGTCAATAGGTTGTAAAAATATCAAAGAACTTGATAAATATCAGCTTTATACTTATAAAGATGGAGAATTACTTTCTTTTCAGAAGATTACAAGAAGTCCTTGGAAAAAGCCTGAACCAGCAAAAAAGTCACCCGCGTCCAGCGAAACAAGCAAACAGTACAATACGACGGTACAGGACGCGTTGATCTTGGAGGAAGAAATATCCGTTACACTAAAAGAAATCGGGGAGGTAAAAACAATAAATACGAGGGAAAAATATATTGAAACTGAATTTAAAGGTAGTAAATTATTTATTCCTTTTAAATTGATTGAAGAACATAAACGACTTGTTAAAAATTATCAAGACAATGTTAGTTTTATATTCTCTCAATCAAAAGGCGGTGACCATATAGGTTTCTTAACAAGTGATTATAGAAGGTTTAATTTTACCAATTTCTTTGCATTTCAAGATAAGAAATTAGATGTTCTAGTAGGATATTTAAATTTTCATACTGGTGATGAAAAAGATAGTCATTTACATATATTTATTAAAATAGATGAAACGTTTGCTAAGAATTTCGAACGTAAACATAAAATGACTATCTCCGAAGCATCTTCTGAATTAGAAATAAAAAGTGTATGCGGTAAAGACTTGAAGATTGAAGAATTTATAGCACCTAGTTTTATTAAATTCTTAGATGAAAAAGCTAGTAAAGAAATTGAAAACAATTTGACTAGTAAAAAACAAACAAGTTTAATTCCTTTTAAATCTACACAAAGCTTATCTCCGTTTGTAAAGGAGAAAAGACAAAAAGAACTTGAAAAATTATTTCAAGAAGAAGGTGAGGAAATAAAACCCACTAAGCTTTCTACTGGTATCTTGTTAATTGATGATAAATTCATAAAATGTTCAATAAGAAAAAGGTTTACTTCAGGAAAAGTTCTTGTAACTCCTTATCATCTGGATTATCGTCATATTACAATGAATGTATCAGCTAAAGATTTGCTTACAAACGTTGCATATGTCAGAAAGCTTACAGAGGAATACGAAAACTTTGCTGAAAATCTAGACAATGAGTTTGAATTAGATAGTTTTAGAGATAATGCTATCTGGGAACATCAGTTACGTCTTGATGCTATATTTGGTGGAATATCTTTTAAGAGCTTTTTTAAAGAATTAGAAAACGGTCTTAGTGACATTGCTTCAGATTCTTTATCTACAGTTTCATCAGAAAAGTTAAATCGAATGTTAAACTTTATTAATAACCAGCGACTAAGGAATAATACAATTTATGAACGATCCTTACTCGCTATAAAAGAGAAAAAAGAAATAGTATGAAAGTTGCCAACATAGGGAACCTAGATATTAATAATGATATTCTTAAAAATCCCAATGATTATGTGAGAATAAAAGGCACGTTTTATAAAAAGGATGACAAAAGAATAATCAAAACATCAGAAGGTTATAAATTATACAAAAAAGGCATGTTCACAATGGATCATGCTACAGATAAAGAACAAGAAACAAAAAGGCTAAGCTTGTTAAAGTTCATAGACAAAGATGGGAATAAACAATTAATTCATACCAGTAATTTAAAGGTATCTCTTGTAGATAAAATGTTGATTAATGAAGTATTTCATGATATAAAAGCTAGTTTTAAAAATGATTACTCAAATGAAAAGTTCAGTAATAAAGATCGATTTTATATTTCTGAATTAATGGGTATTTTAATAAAAGTTTCTCATAAAAATTCATTAATAGTAATGAGACATGATCAAATTGAAAAGTTTGGTTTTAAAGAGCTTTTATCTGAACCGGGAAGAATTGTCAGTATGTCTGAATATAAATCAGAATGGGCTAAACGTGATCAAGCACTTCAAGGAAATTATCTAAGGTGTAATGTTTCTAAGTTTAATAGAAAAGAGAGTAATCTTAATTCAATATCAAAAGACGATTTAACTTTTGGAGTAGAAATAGAAACATCTGCGGGATCTATAAGTTCAAACTTATTTAAACTAAGAAATGTAGATGTTGAATGTTCAAGAGATGGATCTATAACTGGTGGAGAATATGTTACTGGCATTTTAAATAAGGACTCTGGATTTTATGATTTGTACAACATACTAGATGTTGTAAACCAAAGATGTATTACTAATGATACATGTGGAATTCATGTTCATGTAGGTAATACTGTTTTTAGTAAAAGGTTTACAAATTTAGCATATATACTTGGATATAAAATTCAAGATGAATTGTTTGGTTTTCTACACAAGTCAAGGAGTAATAATAACATGTGTGGTTTGTTACTTGAAGAACATTATAATGTAGGAGTTAAATCTTACAAGATGTTTAATAACAAAAAGATGTCAGACAATTTCTTTTACTCTTATTTATATGATAAAATGCTATACGATAGAAACTTTGTAGGTTCTTTGCAAAATAAAAAGAATCCACATCCCGGAAATCGTTATTGTGGTAGGTATCAAGATCCTTTTAGAGGTGAAATTACTCCACAACAATTTAGATATAAATGGTTAAATTTAATTAGTTGTACGTTCAATCAGAGAAATGGTCGTGTAAGTAATAAAAAAGGAGAATATCCTTATAAATATCTTACTCTTGAATTTAGACCATATCAAGCTAGTCTTGATTATCAAGAAATAGAAGATTGGATTTTATTTTGTAAAGCATTTGTTAAGTTTATAGTAAACAAATCATACAAAATATTAACAACCGATAAGATTACTGTTAAAGACATAATACTTGAAAGTTATGACAATGAGTTATACGATCGTATGAATAATAGAATTTCAATGATAGGTAGAAAAAATACTTATCCTGAAAATTTATCATTTACTCAATTTTTAAATCATAGAAACAAAATAAACAATAAGATACATGTGCCTAATAATATACAAGAAGCAATCGAGTGAATATGATCATGAATTTATAACAAAATGTGTTGAAAACTCAAGTGTTAAAAATAATACGGGGTTTGGTTTTGCTATAAAAAACAAAGAAGATATACTAGTAAAGAAGGGATTTAAAACAGCAGCTTCTATGTTGAAATCATTAAATTGGTTTGACAGAAAAGGGTTGTTGAAGGATAAATTAATTGTTGTACACTTAAGAAATTCATCTCCCGGAACTGCTAGTAATTTAAAAACAACACATCCTATAATATCAAATGAAGATGAAAACAAACAAAAACGTATATTAACTAAGAACAATGTTGTATTTCACAATGGGTACATAAGTAAGTTTAGAATGAAAGTTAGTAATTCTAAAGAAGATACTTCTGATACTTTGTTATTTACAGATCATTTTTTATCAAAAGAAAATGATTTTACCTTTATGCAGTACATGAAGAAACACTTTGATGATGAATTCAGAGACTTTTACGACATGGGGTGGAGTAATAAGATAGTGGTTTTAAAAGCGGGAAGACCTGCTGTTGTGCATGGAAATTTTATACAGAGTGATTCAAATAAAGGTTATTACTTTTCAAATGATTCATTTAAAGATGAATTTCCAACTAAACACAGGTCTACAACTAATTGGAATCAGGGACATAGAGAACAGTCATTCAACAATCCCAGGCAATCTAATTTTGGAAGTACTCATCCTAATGTTCGTAGCACTCCTAGTACTACTGGTATTAATGATTCAGCACATAGGAATATGAATGTTTATATGTCCAATTTATGGGCATCAAAAGCAAATTCTCATCAAGTTGATATTTTTCCTGATAATGATGTTATAAGAAGTATAGCTTTTACGTTTTTCTATAGAACTGCTTCTTTACAAAATTCTTATTACAAAAAGAACATAATTACAAGTGTTAATCCATTTGCATGTCATTGTAATAGTGCTTTTGACGGAGATCAATGTGGTATTAGTAAAGGTTGTTGTAAAGAAATAGAAAAAGCACAAGATTTTACAACAATGGCTATACGACAAAGAATTTATCAATTTGTTTCTAAAAGAGAATATCTTGATTTAGATTTTGCTGAAGAAACAAAGCTTGGTAAAATTGTAGTCGATACTCTAACAGCAATAGATGATTCTAGAAAGAGGATTGATTGGTATTGGACTGAATGTGAAAGTTGTGTTTCACAACAAGTTATTGGTTTTAATAACAAAATCCCGTGTAATTCGTGTCATGAAACTAAATTAAAACTAGGATTGTTTATGTTTATAGACGATAAAAAGTCTCAAGATTCGAGAAGGGTTATAGATTCTATATTACTAGAACGTGACTATGAAATTATACCCGCTGCTGAAGAACAAAGAGTAAAAGTAAATACAGTTGTTAAAAAGTTAGTTACTTATATTAAAAACAAACTCCTTGAAGAAGTGAAAGAAAATGAGGAGAGAAGTACAAGAGAAAGCTCTCCAGCAGTGTCTGGAGAATGATAAATTAACGTTGGCTATGTGTACTGGCTCGGGAAAATCTCGAGTCAGTATTATGGCTTTAAAAGAATTAAAGTCCAAAACAATAGCTCTTATCGTTCCTACTGTTAAATTAAGAGATAATAATTGGAAGGAAGAGTTTGAGAAATGGGACGCAATAAAATATTATGATAAAATTAAAAGGTATTGCTATGCATCCATAGCAAAAGTAATAGATGAAGATTTTGATTTAGTTATATGTGATGAAATACATAACATTACAGAAAATAATGTAGTATTCTTTAAAAATAACAAAGTTAAAAGAGTAATAGGTTTAACAGCAACTGTACCAGAAGATGATATTAAATATGAAATTATTAATAAGATAGCTCCTGTAAAATTTACATACACATTAAGTGAAGGTGTAAAAGACGGAGTTGTATCACCTTATGAGATAAAAGTTGTAGAAACTCGTTTAGACCATAAAAATAAATCAGTAAAAGCTGGGAAAAAAGGAAATTATTATTATGTTACAGAACGGAAGAAGTACGAAAACTTAAGTCGACTTATTAATATACTACGTTATGGTGGAAAAGATCCTATATGGGCCACTATGAGTAGAATGAGATTTATATATGATTTGGAGTCTAAAACAGAACTTGCCAAGAAAATATTAGATCAATATATTGATAAAGATTTACGCACAATCATCTTCTGTGGTAGTATTAAACAAGCAGATGAACTTTGTAAACACAGGTATCATTCTAAAACTGATGATAAAGATCTACAAGCATTTATAGATGGTAAAATTAATCGTTTGTCGTGTGTTAAAGCACTTAATGAAGGTTTAAATATACCAAATGTAGATGCTGCTTTAATTGTACAAGCTAATTCTAAAGAAAAAGATCTTGTACAAAGAGTAGGTAGAATAGTTAGACTTAGAGATGATCACAAAGCTATGATATGGATTATATCTGTATTAGATACACAAGATGAAGTATGGGTGGATAATGCTCTATCTACATTTGAAAACATAGAATATATAAATCAAAAAAACTTATAATGATACAAGATGTGCCTGATGAAAATAGTAAAAAAAAGATAAAAAAAGGTTTTGTATGCGGCAATTGTGGTGGTGGTGGAGTAGTTGATATAGGCTATGGAAATACGCCAATTATAGTAGACTGCATGGAATGTAATTTAAATTATAAACGAGTTCCTAACAAGAAAAAGAGAAAATAATATGAATATAGCTATAAACATTGAAAGCTTATACGAATACGGATTAAGTGCCAATGAATATATAGTTCTATTTCTGATAAAGAATAACAAGCTAAACGATACAAAATTCAATTATGATAAGGCTCTAGAAAAGCTGAAAGAAAAACAATATATAGATTCCAATGGAAATTTAACAATAAAAATACCAGACGAACTATTTGGAGATAATAAAGTAGAAGACTTAGACATCTACTGGGAACAATTTAAAGATATGTATCCCAAGAAAGATGGTCCAAGACGTTTACATGACTCTCCTAGCCCTTGTAAGGCTAAATATTTAAGGTTACTTAAGAAAGATTTGAAAGTGCATGAGAAGGTGCTCAAAGGTCTTCAAAGCGAAATAGATCTAAGATCAATAGCTTCCAAACGTGATGATTTTTTCCCCGCACCTAAATTAATGTCCACTTATATAAACAATAAGTCATGGGAAGGATATTTAGATGTAGAAGAAGAACATCCGTCTAATAGTGGGAGGGATCTTATATGAGTAGATTTGAAGACATAATTAAAATGGTGGATGACGGGATGGCCGGTAGAAATAAAGGTCTTCCTCATGGGTTTAATAGATTGAAACGCATAATACCAAACGTACAGCGATCAACCTATTATACAATTGGTGGAGAAACGGGTAGTGGTAAAACTGCTTTTACAGACCATGCATTCTTATATAGTCCTTATGACTATATGAAAAACAAAGATATAATCAGTCTAAAAGTAATATATTTCTCATTAGAGATTGAATATAATTTCAAACTAGTGAAAGGTATATGTAGAAGATTATACATTGATCACGGTATAGATATATCCGCAAATGAGATTCTATCAAGGGGTAATTTTAAAATACCTCCCTATGTTAGAAAGCTTATAAACGAATATAAGACATATTTTGAAGCTATGGAAGACGTAGTTGATATATATGATGAAAGTTATACTCCTGAAAAGATCAATCAAATTTTAAGTAAATATGTCAAGGATAATGGTTCTTGGTATAAAAACAAGAAAGGAGAAAGTTATTACGTTGCTAATGATCCTAATAAGTATACTATAGTTATCATGGATCACGTAGGCTTAATATCTTCAGGAGATAAAAAGAAAGCCATTGATGATGTATCAAAAAGATTGATATATTATAGAAATAAATGTGGTATTATTCCAGTAATGGTATCACAATTTAATAGAAGTATTTCTTCATCTGATAGATTTAAGATAGAAAGGGTAGAACCTCAACTGTCAGATTTTAAGGATACTTCTTCAACGCAAGAAGACGCTAATGTTGTATTAGCTCTATTTGCACCATACAGATACGGAATAGATAAATACAAAGATTACGATATAAACAATTTAAAAGGAGAATTCAGAGGATTACATGTGCTAAAGAATAGAGATGGAGAAGATAATGCAGCAGTAGGGTTAAAATTTATAGGAAAATCAGGATATTTTGAAGAATATCCTTTACCAAAAGAAATGATATATAAATGATGACATTACCTACAACAAAAACAAAAGCTGAAAAGCTAAGTCCAACTGAATTAATACTATTTGGAAGACCAAAAGTTGGTAAAACAACGGCTCTTTCAGCATTAGATAATTGTTTAATTATTGATTTAGAACGAGGCACACAAAGCATAGAAGCCATGAAAGTCTATGCAAATAATTTAGAAGAATTGAAACAAATAGTTATAGACATACACAAATCAGAACATAAATATGATTATATAGCTGTGGATACTCTTTCTAAACTTGAAGAGTGGTGTGAATGGGAAGCTACTGAGAATTATATGAAAACCACTATAGGTAAGAAATTTAACAGAGACGCAGCTGGGAATATATTAGCCCGTAGAGACTGGGAATCTGTTCTTTCTTTACCTCAAGGTGGTGGTTATATGTACACAAGAGAATCCCTCAAAAGTTGGATTGAAAGATTTCGTAAGATATCTAAAAATCTAATAATGGTATGTCACACCAAAGATAAATATATTAATGAGACAGGAAAAGAAATGCCTATCAACTCAATTGATTTGACAGGTAAATCTGCTAATATTGCAGCGGCAGGAGCACAAGCTATTGGGTTTCTCTATGCAGATAGAAAAACTGGTGACTTGATGATTAACTTTGATAGTAAAAATATTGAAGGTGGAAGTAGAAGCCCTCACTTAGCAGGTCAATCCTTTCCTTTACTACAATTTGACGGTGTAGGAATGGATAGAAAATTAATTACTAATAATTGGGACAAAATATACATAGACTAAAATGATAAAATATCTTTATTACGATATAGAAAATGAAGACATATATATAGAAGTTGAAAATCAGAAGAAGTTTAGATCATTAATTTTTACTGAAGATAAAGTAAATGGATTTTCTCTTATAGGAGAAGATTCGGGTACTAAGAACACAGAAAAAATATCAGATACATTATTTAAAAGTAATGAAGAATCTAAACTCATTTTTGACATTTTGTTAAAAGATGATCTTATCGAACAATTCGAAATAAGAAGATCGAAAGAGAGTACTTCACATAGAAGTAATCTTTTAAATAAAGATTTAATTGTAGAAAATATAATTAGATTGAGACTTATGCCTTATGATATTAAAAAATATCCAAAAGTTTATAAGTTAAATGAAATACATTGTTGTAATTCAATTTTTCAAATTTTACCTCTATTAGGGGAAGATGTTTTATTATCTCAGGATAAAGACAATTACAATTGGAATATTACGGAAAGAAGAAGAGCAAGAGAAAGAAGTAGAATGAGAGTTTCAATTCGTTAATTAATAATAAATAGACAAATAATAATACAATATATATGAGCAATAACTTTTTAAGTGCTAAAGAGCAAACGCAGCAAGAACGAACATTGGTAACAGGTGTTTGTAATTCAGTTATAGTAGGTATTAACCCTTCGAAAGAAGAACTAGCTGAGATAGTTGGTAGAGATGTTGATAGCATGAAAGAACCGTCTTACATAGGACAAAACCGTAATGGTGACCCTAATGTAAGATTAGATATTTGGATGAAGCCTGTAGAAGGAACCAAATATTTTGATTCGGGAACCAGTACAATGAAGGACTATAAAGATCCTTTCAAACTTGCTATTTTTCTAACCGAAAAGGAAAGAATTAACAAGGATGAAACGAAAAATATGTTCATCAATGGTAAGAATCAAACTACTTGGGCAGAGTCTGCTGAAGTAGCTATTAATTATGAAAGTAAAGCTGGGAACAAATGGTTCTCAGAGAATAGCATTAGAGTATGTAAGGAAGGAGAAGATCAAGTGATTAACTTTTTTGCTAACTATATTAATGCAGATCTACGTGATGATGATACCAACTTGGTATTTAATGATTACGATGCTATGCTTTCAGGTGATATGTCTGAGCTACAAGAAATTGTAGCAGCTAAGAATGAAGAAGATAAAACAATAAATGTTTTGTTGGGTGTACAAGATGGTAAGTACCAAGGAGTATACGCCTATGACTTCGAAAGAGGTACTAGAAAAACATTTGGTAATCTTCTAAAGTCAGCCACTTCCGATTATAACGGATTTAAAGCTGATTTCCAGAATGACACTACATTACAAGCTTATGTACGTCCTATTGCTCCTGTTTCGACATCGAGTGATGATATGTCAGAACCAACTGACAAAAGTGCAGAAGAAGTGAATGAGTTATTCTAATTATAAGCATATTTGGAACTTGGAGGGGGATCGTTTCCCCCTCTATGCTCAAACTAAAAAATTAATAAAATGAACGTAAACGAGCAATATAAATTATTATTAAAAAAAATACTCTATGAAGGGTATGAGTATACAGATAAAAAAAGAGATGTTAAATGTAAACAAATATCATCTCATACGTTAGACATTGATCTAACTGAAGGATTCCCAGCTATTAATCTCAAAAAGTTATACTGGAAAGGTGTAGTTGGTGAGTTACTATGGTTTCTAAGAGGTGATACAAACATTAAATATTTAATAGATAATGATATTAATATTTGGAATAAAGATGCTTATAACTGGTATTTAAAAAATTCTAATAATAAAATGATACAATTAGAATTTAAAGAATTTTTAATAGCTATCATAGAAAATGATCTTCCAGGAAAAGAGTGTAAAATTAATTATAAATATGGAGATGTAGGTAGAAATTATGGTGTTCAATGGAGAAAATTAAATGAAATTAATAATGAAGGTGTTCATACAGATCAAATATCATTATTAATTAATAATCTTAAATCTGATTATCCAATTAACAGAAGACATGTTATAACAGCTTGGAATCCAGCAGAATTACATAAAACAACTTTACCACCTTGTCATTGGAGTTTTGAAATATTACCAAGACGTTTAACAACTTTGGAAAGAATTCAAATATTTCAACCGGGAACTACAAATGAAGGTATTGTTTCAGATGCAGAAAATAGTATTTCTAAATTTTTAACTGAAAATAATATACCTTATTATACATTTGATTTAAAATGGCATCAACGTAGTGTAGACACATACCTTGGTTTGCCCTTTAATATAGCATCCTACGCACTTTTAGCGCACATTATAGGTAAGCTAACCAACATGCTTCCTAAACGTCTTATTGGTGATTTAAGCAATGTTCATTTATATGAGAATAGCTGGAATGCTGCCAGAGAGTTAACTAAAAGGAGTGCTTTTAAATATGAGTTACCTACTTTAAATATAGTTTCACAAGCAGATTTTTCTTTAGAATCATGTTCATTGGATGATTTATTGGATGAAGCTGAAATATCAGATTTTAAACTAAAAGATTACAAATCATATCCTAATATTCCAGTAGAAATGTTATCACCTATAAATTAAAATATGAAAGAACAATTAATATCATTTGAAACAGCTAAATTAGCTAAAGAAAAAGGATTTTTTATAGGGTACAGACTCTATAATGAAACTGGAAAAATCTGGGCAAGACATTTTATAGGAGACCAGGAAAGAAAACTGTATTCTGCATCAACACAATCATTACTTCAAAAATGGATTAGAGAAACTCATAGAATTCATATTGAAATAGCTGTTGTAGGAGTTACTTGTAAAAATGGAATAGCTTTTAAATCTTTTGGATGGCAATTATATTATATGGATACTTTAAAAATGTATCAAAAAAAAGAAATAAGTGTGGTGGAAAAAACATATGAGGAAGCGCTGGAAAAAGCGTTATTTGAATCATTAAAACTAATAAAATCAAAAAATGAAAACTAATCAAATGAAAAAATGTGTTTGTAATTTATTTGACAAACAAGGCCCAATGTATCACAATGAAGGGTTAAGGAATGAAATTCTTAAAAATGGATCTTCATTTAAAGATACTTTTCCTAATAAACGGGATATTGATTATAAAGATTGGGGAAAAGATATTACTGTACTTCATAAAGAAACAGGTAAAGTAAGTGGTTATGATTGCTATGTAAATTTTAAAGAAGATAAAGTAGTAACTATATACAATGGATTTTTTCAACAACCTATTAAAACTCCTTTAAAGGAATTTATGTGGATTTATGATGCAAACTTAATTGATTATTATAGTAAAGTTCGTGTTGAAAAGGGATTACCACCAATACATAAATTTAAAAGAGGGCAAATCTTTAAAGGAAATCCCAATTTTAAAAAGCAAGGAATGTGTACTCCTAAAGGTAGGTATCAGTATATACTTAATGAAAAGGGAGATTCTTTTTATCAATATGAAGGAGCTCGTGTTGATTATGAATTTAAAAGTTTGTTAGATCAAAATGAGATTGATGAAAAATATTATATTCTTCTTGAAAATCCTACACAAAAAGAAATAAATATGTTTAAAAACAATTTAGAATAATGAAACAACATATATGGTATAGTATATTACTAGCTACTGTATTGTTCGGAGGTTATGTTATGATGTATAGAAACGCATGGAAACATGACAATGAAGTTAAAAAGAGAAAGGAAGATGATATTTGAAAAAAGACAATTTACTGATGGTGGTCCTAATGATAAAGGAGTTGTAATAGGTTACATAAGAGCACCATCGAAACAACAAGCTGCTAAGTTTTTAAACTTAAACCATAGTTTTATAGAACTAAATAAAGTAACTGAAAGTTATTTTAAAATGAAAAAAGAAGCAGCTTTGAAGAATTATAATAAATTATATATAAACGTACAAAAAGCAAAATGAAAACATACGTAATAGGTGATATTCATGGAGGAACTGAGGCACTAAAACAGGTGCTTCAGCGATCTCCTATCACAAAAGAAGATACTTTAATTACAATAGGTGACATATGTGATGGATGGCCTTTTGTATATGAATGTGTAGAATTATTATTAGAATATCCTAACAGAATAGACATTAGAGGTAATCATGACGAAACATTTATAGAATGGTTAGATATGGGAATACATCCATTTAAATGGAGTCAAGGAGCTTTAGCTACAGCTCAATCTTATGCTAGATATTCAGATAGAGATATATCAATACAAGGTAATGTAAATTCTGGAGGAGTTACAAATTTAGCCAAAACAGATATACCAGATTCACATATTGATTTTTTTAAAAAACAACATTACTATTACGAAGATTTAAAACGTAATTACTGTTTTGTTCATGGTGGATTTAATAGACATGAATATATATCAGGTCAGAGTAAAGATATATTAATATGGGATAGAGATCTATGGTTACAAGCATTATCTAATGATCTTAGAAGTCAATTAGCTAAAGATAAATATCCATTTAAAATAAAAAACCGTTTTGATAAAGTATTTATAGGTCATACACCTACTATTAATTGGAACTTTTATACACCTATGTTTACAAATGAAGTAATTAATGTAGATACTGGTGCTGGATTCGGAGGTAAACTTACAATAATGGATGTTGATACTTTAGAATATTGGCAAAGTGATTCAATGAAAGAAATATACCCAGATATAAAAGGAAGATAATGAAAGAAAAATTAATAAAATGATAACAAAAGAAATGATCTTAGAAAGGATTACCCAAGAAGAGATCATGGATAAATATTACCCCGGAGATGTAGTGTTAGAGCAAAAGATTTGTAACGCTATGAGAAAAGATAGACATCCCGACTGTTCTTTTCACTATGACTCTGGGGTATTATTATTTATAGACTTTGCTTATAAACAATACAACGGTGATTGTTTTAAAATAGCAATGTTAAATACCAAATTGGGTTTTCCAGACATTCTGTATAGGATAGATAAAGATTTTCAACTTAATCTTCAGCCTAAAGGATTTCATCAAAAAGCAAAACCAATAAAATATAAAGTAAAACACGTAAAAGTTGAAAAAGAATTTAATAGCATTGAATGTGAAACGATGGATTGGACAAAGTTTGACATTAAGTATTGGAGTGATAGAGGCATTAGTATTTCTACTTTGGAGTATTTTGATGTTAGATCTTGTCATAGAGTTTGGATATCTAAAACTGAAGAGATATTTACATATCATCCATCAGATCCTATTTACAGATATCTGATAAGAGATCCTGAAATAATGGAGATATATAGACCTTATGGTAATAAGAAAGTAAAATTTAGAAGTAACTGTCCAAAGAATATATTACAAGGCTGGAAACAATTACCAGAAGAAGGAGAATATCTGATCATAACAAAAGCTTATAAGGATGTAATGAATCTTTATGAGATGGGATATGCAGCCGTATCGTTTAACGGTGAAACTACATTTCCTGAACTCAAGATATTTGATATGCTTCGTAAAAGGTTTAAACATATTATAGTTTTATATGATAATGATGAGCCGGGTATTGTTGCAGCTAAAAGATTAAATGAACTCTATCAACTACCATATTGGTATATTCCACTAAAATATAATATAAAAGATACTAATGAATTTGTTTATGAACATGGATACGATAGATATGGAGAAATATTCAGGCCGGATGAAATCATTAAAACCTTTAATGCATGAATCTTGGTATGAATATCTATTACCATTTCTTTGTAGTGAAGAAGGAGATGTAATTTTTGAGTATCTCAAAGAAGATAATAAGAGATATAATATATTTCCAGAAAGTAATAAAATATTTAACGCATTTAAAGTACCATTTAAAGACGTTAAAGTAGTTATACTAGGTCAAGATCCTTATTATACTAAAGGTGTTGCTACAGGCTATGCATTTGGCGTTAACAAGGATTTTAGAATAGCTCCTTCTTTACATAATATAATTAAAGAAGTAAAAAGAACTGAGGGTGATAAAGAATTTGATAAAACACTTAAGTCTTGGGTTGATCAAGGGGTGTTATTAATCAATACAGCATTCACTGTTAGAGAGGGTCAACCAAATTCCCACTCAAAAATTTGGAATTCATTCATAAATTTCGTATTTTCAACTCTTAATTATAACAAATCTAATTTAGTTTATTTATTGTGGGGCAATCATGCCAAAGGTTATAAAAAACTTATAGATGAAAATAACCACATATTAGAGTCTTCACATCCTAGCCCATTGGCAAAAGGATTTGTAGGAAACAACCACTTTAAACTAACTAACGAAATACTAAGTAAAAATGACAAAAGAAAAATCAAGTGGATTTAATGAAGAATCCAGTGCTCTTGTAATAAATGAGAAACTTATTAAGCTTCCTAATAAATTTAGAGGAGAATTAAAAACTAACTTTATACCGTTAGATACTGATTTTATAGAATTATATCAAGATGAGTTTGGTGTAGAAGAAGATGATAGTTCATATAGAGCTTATATATCTTCTTCATTAGCTCCTATATCTGTTGATTTTATGAGGTTTCTTAAAAAGCAAGACGAAGACTTGTACGGATTTACTAACGGTTACGATGAGTATGGTAATAGACTTGATATGATTAAATATTTTAGGACGGGAGAGGATGAATTAATTTAAGTAAATGGCAAATAGAAATAGAACTGCAGGAAATCAGTATGAACGAGATATAGTTAATGATCTTAAAAAGATGAACTATGATGTTGTTACGGCAAGATCAGAGTCTCGTAATGCTGACAATGCGGGAATAGATGTGCTTGGGGATTTTCCATATTATATACAATGTAAAGTGTATAAAGGATACCCCAAGCTAGACGAACTTATCAACAATGATAGACCTGAACGCTTTCAAGACAAACCTATTATAGTTTTTCATAAGAAGGTTAGTAAGAAAGGTACTAGGTTTTACACTGATGATGAGTTTGTTTCAATGAAAAAAGAAGATTTTTATGAACTTATGTTATTAAAAGAAGCATATAAACAAATGAAAAAATAAATAAAATGATAGCGTTAATAGATGCTGACAGTTTAATTTATGCTGCTGCTCATAAAAGGACACCTGATGAAGCTGTCCTTTATTTGACTGGTAGAATAGATGATATACTTGAAGCAACAGAATCTAATGAATACGCTTTATTCCTAACTATAGGAAGAACATTTAGACATAATAAGACAGAAGGATATAAGAAGTCCAGACCTAAACAAAGAAAAGAACCTGTATTTTATTATATACAAGAATATATGAGAACTCAATTAAACGCCATATTTCAAAGAGAACTTGAGGCTGATGATTTAGTTACATATTGGAATAATAAAATAGAGGACAGCATAGTATGTAGTCCGGATAAAGACGTAATCAACACCAATGATAGGTGTTACAATTACAATAAGAACGAATTAGTAGAGAAGAGTATTGAAGAGATCAATACTTTCTTTTGGAAACAAATGCTAATGGGTGATAGTACTGACAGTATACAAGGAATTCCCGGTTGTGGTGATAAAACTTCTAGTAAATTAATAGAAGAATTAGAACTTGATCGAATAAAAGGAAGGGCCATCGTCACTAATGAACAGATGGTATTATCTAAGTATATTGAGCAGTTTGGAATGAGCAATGGAATAGAAATGTTTTACAAAAATTATAAACAATTATACATATTACGAACCAACGAAGATTTTGAAATAAATCAACTTGAAATCCCTGAGCAGTTAAATACTGTTAAAAGGAATGAGGAAATATAATAGAAGTTATATATACGCGCTACCTATGTTAGGTGAATCGTATTTACAGTTTGTTAAAAAGAACCCTAAAGATACATCTGATATAATCTTACGCAATACTTATTTTACAAGTGAATATATGCCAGACCATAAAGAGCATTTATTTATTGAGTACAAAGAAGTTGATTACTTAAAGCAATTTTATTTATGGCTTGAAAGTACCAACAACTTTATAGATAAGTACGAAACGGAAGAGGATGATGTATTTGTGTATTGTTTTAAAATATCTACACCTTACAAAAAAGATTTAGATAATATTAAAGCAAGTAAGTATTCACTAGTGAGTGATTCTTATAAAAGACATATATTAAAGTTTCATAATAAGACATTAGATCATAAAATATCTAAGGTTTTATACAAAGATGAATCTTTATATATTGAGAGGGAAATAGAGTTAAATTGTGCACATATAGATAGGGATCAAGAGATCGGTGATCTTATTGATTTAAGTTTAGAATGTCACAAGAAAAAAATAGATTTAAAACCTAATAATAAACAAACTGTAATATTTGATTAATATGAATGAAAGTAATAGATTACTATCGAATGTAGCTGTATATACTAAATATGCAAAATATATACCAGAATTAAAACGAAGAGAATCATGGAGAGAAATTGTCGATAGATATATCGGCATGATGAAAGAAAGATTTAAAGATGATAATGCTATCATCGTAATGATAGATTCAATGAAGGATCATATTTACGATAAGAAAGTACTACCGTCTATGAGAGCACTTCAGTTCGCTGGAGCTGCTATGACTAAAAATGAAAGTAGAGGTTATAACTGTGCTTATTTACCAATGGAACATTACAAAGGGTTTTCAGAACTCATGTTCCTATTGTTAGGTGGTACTGGTGTAGGCTATTCAGTACAATATAAACATATAGAACAATTGCCAGAAATCCAAAAACCTTTAAAAGAAGCTAAATTCCTTATAGGAGATAGTATTGAAGGTTGGGCAGATGCTGTAAAACAATTAATGAAATCTTATTTTGGTGTAATTAAGACCAAACCAAGATTTGATTATACAGACATTAGATCAAAAGGAGCTAGGCTGGTAACAGCTGGTGGTAAAGCCCCGGGACCAGAACCTCTTAGAATATGTTTAACAAAAATAGAAAGTTTACTCAATGAAAAAGAGGATGGACACAAGTTATCTCCATTTGAAGTCCACAGAATTAATTGCCTTATCGCGGATGCTGTCCTCGCAGGTGGAATTAGAAGAGCAGCGCTTATTGCTCTCTTTAGTATGGACGATACAGAAATGGCTACGTGTAAACATGGTAAGTGGTGGGAAATGTTCCCTGAGCTCGGCAGAGCAAATAACTCAGCAGTTGTGTTACGGAACAGAGCTTCTATTGATGACTTTGGTAAGCTATGGCAAGTAACAGTTGATTCTAAGTCAGGAGAACCGGGTATATATTTTACCAATGATCCTGATTATGGAACAAATCCTTGTTGCGAAATTAGTTTACGTCCGTATACTTTCTGTAATCTTACAGAGATTAATGCGGGTACAATTCAAGATCAAGATGATTTCAATGCTAGAGCTACAGTTGCAGCGTTCTTTGGTACATTACAAGCATCTATAACTGACTTTCATTATTTAAGATCTGTATGGAAAACAAATACCGAGAAAGATAGTCTTATAGGTGTTGGTATTACTGGAATTGCTAATAGTAACTTAGAAGGATTAGATCTTAAACAAGCAGTTGATTACGTTAAACGTATGAATGCTAAAACTGCAAAACGTTTAGGAATTAATGAGGCTGCAAGGACTACTACTATTAAACCTAGTGGTACAACCTCATGTGTATTAGGAACAAGTTCTGGTATACACGCGTGGCATGATAAATTCTATATACGTAATATGCAGTGTGCAGTTGGAGATGATCTTCATAAATTCTTTAGTGAGAATCATCCTGAGTTAATTAAAGTTATGGACTATCAACCTAAAGATGCGGTAATAGGTATGCCTCAAATGGCTCCTGATACAGCAACACTTAGGGATAATGAAACAGCTTTAGAATTCTTAGAACGAGTAAAACAATTTAACCTAGATTGGGTTAAGGAAGGTCATAGAACAGGTCCTAATACTAATAATGTGTCAGCTACTTGTAATGTGAGAGAAGATGAATGGGATAGTGTAGGAGAATGGATGTGGAATAACAAGCATAACTTTAATGGTATGTCTGTATTGCCATACGACAACGGTACATATAAAGATGCGCCATTTCAAATATGTACAAAAGAAGAGTATGATGCTAAGATGGAATATATTAAAAACCATCCTATTGATCTAACTCTTATTATTGAAGATGAAGATAACACAGATCAGGCTGCTGAACTTGCATGCGCAGGAGGAGCTTGTGAAATAACATACTAATAATAAAAAAAGACAAAAATGATAACAACAACAAATCTATTATTAATAACAATAATATACTTTGGAGTATTAACTACATGTGTAGGAGTAGCAGTTTATATGCTATTTGAAATGTTTAAGAAGTGGGATGAAATAAATGAAAAAAAGTAAAGATCCAATAGTTACAGAAGCTATGAAGTTTCTGAAAGATAGAAGTGATGTAGGTATTAAAAAATATGGTACAACACTAGAAGAGAACAATAAAGATGATTACTTACTACATCTCCAAGAAGAGCTTGGGGATGCTCTTAATTATATAGTTAAAATTCGTAAGCAAATTACTGCTGAGAGAAAAGAGCTGGAAGAGTTAAGAGGTAGTATGTTTAGAATAAGACCGTCAAAGATAACATGTGTCTGCGGTAAATCTTATAAAATATAATATATGATAATGGAATTTGAAACTGATTTTAAAAAGCTTTTAGATAAAGCACATGCAACAGCAATAGAGAAAGGATTTTGGGAAGATGGTGAAAAGCGTAATCGCGGTGAACTACTGGCCTTAATTCATGCTGAAGTTTCAGAAGCCCTTGAATGTCATAGAAAAGGACAACATAGTAAAAACGAACAAGCAATTAAAGCAGTACAAATTGAAGATGATGAACAATTCAAGGAGTATATGAGGAAAAATATTAAGGATACGTATGAGAATGAGCTAGCTGATGCTCTTATACGTATTTTTGATTTAGCAGCAGGAGAGGGAATAAATATGCTTGCTCAAATTAACGCTAAGATGCGTTATAATAGATTGAGAGAACATAAACATGGTAAGAAGTATTAAAAAGGTTAGTTAGTAAAAGTAAAAGGGGATATGCCATAACGGTATATCCCCTTTTTTTAGTTGCTCAGGTCTGGTCTGTTATCGAGTTCTCCACAAGTAGACTCCCAAGTTTTCATTTTTATCTCCTAAAAAGTCAGTGTTATTTACAAAACGTCTTGCTGTATATATAGAAGATGCAAACGGTAAAGACTTTTGTGTTTGAGCCATACCTTTAATTCTACCATCTCTAGTTAATGCTCCTTCAGAATCACCTATTGTCAATAAATATAAAGATGCTGTTAATTCACCAAGACCTAATGCCAAATCAAATTGTTTTTTAATCGTAGCAGGAGGTTGTTGTAATGACCGTATTTGATCCATGAAGTTCCAGTGTTGTGTAGAGTTTTGTCTAATTACATCTAACCAAAGTTTGAATGAATCTTTTTCATCATCGTCGTCAAAGATTGCTGCCATAGCTGCCAACATCATTAGCATAAAACTCATTGTAACACCAAAGTCAATAACTTGTGCTTTTTGATCAGTCTTCATGTTATCCCATAATGTTTTCTCTGAACTTAAAAAATTCATTAAAAATCTACCAAAGACTCTAAACCTACCTTCAATTTGCCTAGCAGTCCATTCCATTACTTCTTTACCATCCTTCTTATCTCCGGTAAATTTATAATACCCTAATGTTTGATCTTTACGTAACCCTCCAAACGAACCTATAATAATAGAGGGTAAGTATTTTCTAAACTGTATAAATACTTGACCTATAATATAAGCTTCCATAGCTGCTCGTTCTTCACGTCTATAGTTACCATGCATACGCTGGTATACTCTCTTCATTTTACGTACTTCAAGACCATCTAATTCAGTTAATTCCTCTTCTATCTGACCTCTTTTAACAATACCTCTTACACCACCAGTCCATTCTACATCATATACGCCATTTCCAATATCTTTAGGTTCTGAATATGACTCATATATAGTTTTACCAGTAGATCTATTCTTCATTTTGTTTAACTGTGCTACCATGATAGCAAGTGCATTAAATTCCTCAGGTATAGTGTGAAACATATACATAGTACTTTCCTGCACTAATGTCATATTACCACTAATAAGCTCATTTTCTGAAGTAGCCCAATCAAAGTTATCTGGTAAATAATCAAGTCTTTTGGCGAGTATATATACTTTATTTTTTCTAACATCTCCTACCATAGAATCACGATACATTTTCATAACCTCTTTATGAGCAAATGCCATGTCTTTAACTGTAAAATCTATAAAATTCTCATCAATACCATCCAGAGTTCTTTCAACTATAGAGTTTCTAATGGCATCTTTAGCGTTTACAATACTAACAAATATACCGTTACGAGTACCATTAATAGGTTGTAACCACATAATAGATGCCGATGCTAAATGTTTCATAGATTGAATTATCTTATGAAAAGATATAGCTGTTACTTGAAATCCTGTTTCATTTTTTCTTTGGTCTTTTTTATCATCGTTACCTACGAACTTAGTTGGAAACTTTAATGTTAGTGTCTTAAACATTTTATTGGAGAAATTACTAGTTTTAACTTGATTGAGTATATCCATTAGTAATTGATCTTCTAAAAAGTCAATAGTATTTTTATACATATTAGCTCCTTGACCATCATCTTTTAAACGTAAGTAAGTACGTATACCTTGTCCTAATGCATATACATAATCCAGCTTGTCTTTGAGTTCCATATTACGAACCATACGGTCAAACATGATTTCCACATTACGTGTATACATATCATCTTGAGTATTATGATCGTTTTCAATACCTTTTACAGGGATTATTTCTTCTTCATTTTGCCACTCCTCCCAGTTATTTTCCAGCCTAAATGTAAAGTATTTATTGAAGATATATTGCATAGTTTTACCGCCAAACTTAAATCTATCTATAACTTCTTTACTTCCCATATGATAACGAGGAGTCATTCCCTTTTCGTATTCATATATTTTATTACCAAAGTTAGCAAACTTACCTTTTACTTTATCATAATTAGTTATAGGTCTATTTCTAGCATCTGTACCAACAACTTTATTCATTAATGACTCAGGATTTTTTGGATCCCAATAACTATGTAAAGTATCATGAAAGAAATTTAAAAGTTTTTGCTGGTCATTACTTAGAGTTTTCCAAGTTTCAGGATGTTTTTCAGGATGTACAAGAACATCTTTGTTATATCCTTTCTCTATTTCTTCATTAATCCATGCAAACTGAAATAAACCTGTTCCTTTTTCATTCCAAGGACTAACTGATGTTAATCTACCTTTAAATGCTGCTTGTGAAAACGTTTTACCTTGAGCAGCTATCCATGTTTTATAAATAGGAAGCATCAGGGATTCAAATTCTAAACGTTTTTTATTTATTTCTCTTCTAGCTAAGTTAGATTTTCTATCAAGTATTTTTTTAAATTCGTTCAAATAAGGGTTATCTATATCTTCATAAGAAGCTATCCACCTTTTTATAGGGTGTAAGTCTCTGGCTATCTGATTATCACCTCTTGAATCAAATTGGTCATCACCTGCAGATAGTTCTAGTAATGTTCTAGCTGTTGCTGCTAACTCCTCTCTTTCAGACAAACCAACTCTACCTTGCTGATCTGCTATTTTTCTAGCACTAAATCCTTTTGATTGAGCTATTTTAAGAATGTCAGTTTCTAATAATTGTTCATATTTACTAGGCTCAACACCCCTTCTTAACATCTCAGTAGTTGTGTAATTATGATAACCAGTATAAGATGATTTAGTAAAAAGACCAGTGTTTTGATATTTTTTATGAACTTCAGGATGATTGTCTAACATCCATTCTTCTACCAATTTCAAATAACTTTCAACATCTACATCAGATGTAGGTCTATATCTCTTAGTTTCATTTGATCTATTAACCCATTGAACTGTTAGTTTTTTAAATTGTGCTTCTGGATGTTTCATTTTCCAAAGAACTGCTCCCAGCATTACTTGGAGTTTAGCAGCATTTATAGGAGTATTTTCAATATCAATCCCCGGCACATCACCATACTTCATCATATTAGTGGTGACCTTATTCTCAAATGACTTACCAGATTTCCAATCATTTATACCTACTTGACCATCATCATAAAGAATCATATGGTCAATTGTAGTAGCTATTCCTAATTCATCACTAGCTAATGGTACTTCTGAATAATCTTTAGTCCTATTAGTATAGGACATATTATTTTTATAAAATTCATATAATCCTTCTACCCATGATGTGCTTTCCATTCTAAGACTGTATTCATCTCGAATGTCTTCCATCTTTTTTTCAATAGCCTGTCTATTTCCATTACCAATATGTATCTGAAATTGGTAGTGAATTAATCTACCTTTAGCCATATTAGTTTCTAACTCATATCTTTTTCTTTTTATAAACTCAGCTTTATCAACTTTATCTTTCATACCAACTATGTTGAGCATCACGCTAGGACTATACCCCGCTTGATCCCATTCATAATCAGCTAAATTTTGTATCCAATCAAACTCTTCTTGAAAACCTCTAATGTCATTTTTAATAACAGAAGTAAGACCGTCATAACGACGACCAAGCCACATATAATAATTTTGTTCTTCTCCTTTATCATCTACAAAGTGGCTTAATTCTTTAAAATCATCCATATGTTTTTCAATAATGGATTGCCACTTTTTTTGATTTTCGAAAACGTCTTCATCAACTTTTGATATATCAGGAGCCTCTCTGTTTGCAATAGCAACTTTATAAGAGACCTCAGGCTTAGGAGTATTCATTAAAAAAATAACATTACTCATAAGACTTGAAGCCATGCTTCCCTCAGTTAATCCAAATAACTTATTAATAATATCTATAAACGCTTGTACCCATTTATTAAGGTTATTTTCATTGCTAGATTTATTAATATTTATCTTGTTTAACTGTTCTAAAAATTTAGGATTTGTAATTGCCTCGTTGATAAATTCTTTTAATTGAGTTTTTACATTATCAGATTCCTCTTTGAAATTAATTGCACCTTCAGGAATATTAACGTGGTATTCTTCAAAAAGCCCTTTAAGCTCTGTTATAGCACTATTTTGTTCTGAAGTTAGCTGACTAGCATCTGCTTCTATAAAAGCGTCAAATGCACTGTGAAATAGCTCATGGATAAGAGTTTGTTCTTTACTGTCTTCATAACCGTCATGATCAAATATTTTTATTTCTCTTTCATTATAGTTATAATTGCCAAGAACTCTTCTGCTTTTATTGTACCCTATTTCATCAACACTCAGTATCTTTAAATCTTCGGGGATTTTATGTTTAATAATATCATATATTGTTCCAGAAGCTTCTGATAATTTGGGTAAAACTTTGGATTCAAAAGACTTTTTATTTAGATCTAAATCAGAAACGTCTTTATAAAAAACATCACTGTGTTTGTTAAAAACGTAACCAACTGTTTTGTTAGCCATAGCATTAATAAACTCAATTTCTGGTATTAAGTTATTTTCAACTCTTGATAGAAATACGTCTTCATTATATTCCTGTCCTCTATATATTACTTTACATGCCATAATTTTCTAATCACAAATGTTTTCAGTATTCTTTAGTTCGGTCAGGTACTTTAAATACATAGCCTGCTCTTCTTTACTTAATTTAGATTCAACACCTGAGTAAGTTCCGTAATTAGTATCTACTTCTTTTACAAAAGGTACTTGACTATCTACTTCAATATACGTAATTTTTTTAACAATCACATCATCTTCAGTAGTTGTAATTACAGAATCTACTTTAAACAGCTTAGCATTTTGTCTAGAAAAATCTTGAGAAGGATACATTATAATGTTCATACCTTCCTTCATATCACTAGTAACTACTGATTGAGTATATTTTCCTTCATCAAAACTTTTTTTATCTATACCTCTGCTTGGTAAAAAAGGATTAAATCTTTCTTCTATTTTGTATGATCGAGAATCAATAGTTTGCCCATCAAGTGTTTCCGAATCAAATGTATAACTCTTACTGTTTCTTAAAGTACCTATATATTTATATATATCTTTATCTTTCCAATCTTTTGGCATTAACTCAGTTGGTAAATCAATTCTTCTATAAACTGAATAAAAATAAGAAGCGTTTTTTCCTTTCTTTCTAAAAGCAAATGATATATATTTTTTCTTAGCGCTTTTAAGTCTATCATCCTCTAACTCTACTTGTGTTTCATTAATATCGTCTTCTGTATCGTCTTGGTCTTCGTCTTTATTGTTTTCATCAGATTGAAATCCTTCAGCTTCAATACTTTTTGAATGATACATATCAAAATATATAGGGTCTTTATCCTTATTATCTAATTCAAAAGAAGCATTTTCAACTCTTACAACTGATTTTTTATTAAATGTAAACAGTTTAGCATGAGAGTTGATCATCACTTGTATTTCAAGAAGGTCTTTTACAACATCAAATTTTTCAGATACATTTTTATCAATTACTTCTTTTAATAGATCTGCTATATCATTAGAATAGTCAACATATCTTTCTCCGGGAATGGTCATAACAAAATTTGCTGAACCAAACTTACCCCCGTAAAACATTATCACATACTTAACAAATTCTTCTTGTACACTTTTAGGAAGCTGTTTAAAATCATTTTGCATTTCATACATGTAAATAGGATCTAAAGCTCTACCACTACTTAAAGATATGAATGCTCTTCCTGCGCCTTTATTGTAAACTATTTGCAACCCTGCTAAAAATGTATTAGTTGGAAACTTATCTTTTAATACTTTTACTTGTTCTGCAAATTCGTATTGCCATGTATCTATATTAGACATTGTAATAAAACTATAGGATGGATGTGTCGCATTCCTAGGATGCTCTCTTATTTCTTTTACTTTGGGTAAAGAAGATGCAAAAAAGTGTAAAACTTCTTTTCTTAAAAAATCTTCTCTATCTTCTTGATTAAATCCCTCACTAATGTTAACTTGTAACTTTTTCAAAAACGTTTTAAAATGATCTTGCTGTGTATATATGTGTAATGATTTTGAAATATACTCATGCATTGCTCTTTGATGAATAATTGATTGATAAATATGAGGAGCAGATTTAAATAACTCAGGCATAGAAAAGTTATTTGAATTATATTCTACTTCTTCGGAATTTAAACTACCCAGAAAGTTAATTTCATTTTGGTCTCCTTGTTTATCAAGCGTTTCTTTAGACAGTTTAAGCTTAGTTTTAAAGTAGTTAACTAGTTTTTCAATATCTTTGAAGTTAACTTGCATATTTTGTATAACACTCAAGTTCATAGATATATCATTCAACTCCTCAGAAGGAGTATTTAATTTTTCAAAGAAATTAAGAAGTGCGTATTGCTCTATAAGCTCTTCTTTTGTTAAATTCTTCAATTGTTTACCGTCATAAAGAGTTTGCTTCTCTAATAGTTCTTTAGTGATTTCAATTTCAGATGCTTTGTCCATTAAGTCTTCTTGATCATAAAGCTCCTGAATAACATTTCTAACCATAGAAGGAGCAGATCTCTTTTTAAAGTAACTTATTTTCATAGCCATAGGAGAAGTCATAAGACCTACCATTTGTTCTAACGGTATACCTAGTGATAGCCCTAATACATAAGGAGCTGCCGTTTGAGTGGAAGCATTAATAGTAGGAAGACCTTGCTCTTTTACGTTATCAATAGCCAAGTTGATAAAGATATCCATTATCATTCTTACACTAACATTATTGTCAAGAAATGTAGTGTTCTCTTGCATTTGATTGTAAGTGACATCTCCAATTATAATATCAGATGTTGTGTTTTTAACTTTGATAGACTTACCATTTTCATCCTTTTGTTTAGAAAACTTTTCCTTAAGCATAGGTCTTTCACCATTAATACCTGCCTTTTCCATATAAGACAATGCTTTAAACAAGTTAGCAAAAATACCTGTTAATGCATTACCATCAAAATTCCTGTGATAATAAGCGTTTTTATATTGAGGTCTGGATATATCTAGATTTTTTAATAGATCATCAAAATTAACTTCTCTCATTTTCGCTAACCAGTTGTACACACTGTTACCTTCTTTTGAATTAATAAGGCCCATATATATAGGGGAAAACATTTCTTTTACATTATGATCAGAAGGGTCAGAAAGAATTTTCTTTATATGACGTATAATACCTTGTCTAAGGTTAGTCATTTTTTGTAACTTCTGAAACTTTTTTAAATCAATTTCTTCAGAATTAATAAACTCAGATAAAAAGTTTTCCAAGTCTTTTTCTTCCACAACGGTAGATGAAATTTTAGGATCACCATTTAAGTCTTCAGTTTTTTTATTATGATTTTTAGCAATATACTTTCTTATATCACTTTTTAATTCATTGCTTAATTTAAATTCTTGAAAGAATATTTTTTCAAAATCTTGCCAAGTTATATCTCTAATTATAAACACAGCATCAGCATCAAAGTCACTACCTTGAACGGGTGTCATATGTTGCGGTCCTACGAAGATATCAGAGTCTTCATCAGTATAACCCACTACTTTAAATGGAAGTGTAGAGTGAAGCCCTGATGTAGGTATACGTATAGTAACTCCGTCTATTCCTAACATTGTATCTATAGGTAATCTATCAGCAAATCTTTTAGGAACTAATACCTCCGCATACACAGCCGTACCATCTTCATTCTTAACAATAGTCAATGGTTTTCCTGTTACAGGATGATTGTATATAACATCAGATACTAGTTGAAATTTTCCTCCGGGAAACTTAGTTGCCAATACTTCATTTGATATGAAAGAAGAAAATTGAATTCCTAATTTTTGCATCATTGAAGGAAAATTAATATTAACTCCCGCAGATAAAGCTTCAGCAAATCCTTCATTACCGGGACCTTTCATTTTATCAGCTATTACTTTTTTGAAATATTCAGCACTAACATTATCAGGATTTATTAATTGATCCATTAACTCTTTACCCTGAACCTTCATGATTTGAGAAAACTTATCATATATACCTGTTACTTCATCTTTCATTAAAGAAGAAGCTGCTATATTCATAACATAAACAAGCTGTGAGGGAGTAGCACTTTCCTTGTTAAACTCTTTATTACTAGTAGGATTTTGCTGTAATCTAAAATCAGAGTTGTTAATTTCCATTACAGAAAGTTTAACATTATTTACTCTCTGACTTTTTCTTAACACTTTAAGATCTTCTATATCTTGTTCTGTATAATTATCATCACCTTTTGATTCAATAGCTGCTATTCTTTCTTTATAGTACTCAGCACTAGATTTATTATAATTTCCAGAACTTAATGAAGAGTATTCATCTTTATCCAGTTTACGATCAAGAGCTACTATATCTTCTAAACTATATAAATGCTCCGGAGTAGCTGAACCAACTTTAACTCCTGATTGAAAAACTACCTCATCTATTTTATTAGCAGTCATCCATTCAGCTAATTTTGCAGCAGCGGGATATTTATATTTACGTATAGGTTTTTTTGTTTTTTCATCAATAACTGTCTTAAATTGTAATAACCCATCTGTTAATACAAATGTAGAATATTTAACAGCAGTAGGAATTAGTCTTTCTTCACTTTGTATTTTACCGTTTTCATTAATACTATCTAAGGATTGAATTCTTTTAGTGTAAATAACCCCCTTAATTGCAGTACCCTGTGAGAAAGATTGACCTGCTCCTTCTCGTATATCATCTAATCTTGATGGCATTGCAAAACCCTGTGCGTCCGCTCTATCAAAATCATCAAACATTTTAATTATATAATTTTTTTCGTCAGCAGTTGTAGCCTCTGATAAAAGTCTATCAAATAACTCTTTCATTATTTCAGGACCACTAGTATCATATTCTCTAAGTACTGCCATTCTAAAGGAAGGTAGTGCTCCCATTTCAGATTGAACAAACATACTAACTCCGGGAGAGAAAGGTATAGATAATCTTTTTATGTAATCGTTTTCATCTTTAAAGAAGGCTGCGTCCCCTACAAATAAGTCACCTAATAGGAATGAGTTTACATAATGATTTACAAAAAAATAGGAATATACTTCTATAAACTCTTGAACTTTATTATCATAGTTTTTAATGCTAGTATTATTATCACTTAATGTTTTACTACCATAAGAAAAATCAGGACTTTTATTTATTGTCTGATCTTTTTCACTTATGATTTTTGCTCTTTTTAATGCTTTAAGTAATCTATTATCATGTTCTTCTCCAATTTTACCATTACCTCTAAGCTTTGCTTCTACATCTCTAATTTCTTTTGAAATATATAGCTCATTATCTACAACAAACTCTTGAGCTTCTTCAATTGCAATATCTAATAACTTATCATATATTTGACTAACAACATCATCTCTAGACTTGCTACGATCAACTTCATTTAGAACTCTAAATAGTAATGTATCCTCGCTATTATAATTTTTTATTAGTCCATTTAAATCTTCAGGTCTATCTTCTATAATACTAATTATATCTTTGATATTAGCTCTTAAATTAGCACTACTTAATACCTCTAACTCAACCATTTTTGCATTAGGTTTATTTGAAATAGGAGCGTAATAGTGATTATAATAAATAACATCATTAGAAGAATTTTTAACCGCTGTTATAAACCCTGTAGAAAATTCACGCTTAAACCAATCATTAGTTTTTTCACGATTGTACATAACAGGAAATCCATAATTTTTTGTACCTCTATCTAATTTTATATTACCAATAGATGTTCTTTTACCAATAGGATTTCTTGACGTGTATTTTTTAACCAACTCGGGATGCATATCAAATCTCTCTGCATTACTTATCTTATTTTTGACTCGTCTTACTTGATTAAATCCTTCTGCTTCAGCAACATAATCATGTAATTTTTCTATATAAGATGATAAATGATATACATAAAACGGAGTTCCGTCTGCAGAAACCCCCACAGCTTTTTGAGATCTAGTACCTACTTCATCATAATACTCAGCTAATTTACTAACAATTGTGTTAGCTGAGCCTTCTATTATAGCATCTGCTAAAGGAGTGTTTTCAATCTCATCTTCCACAGTTTGATCCCCAGCTAATATTCTAGCAGAAAGGTGATCTAAGTCTTCTTGAGTAATAGTTATTTTATCAAGCTCTGTAAAAAAATAATTAATTTGCCTTGATATAATACGTAGATCATCATTATTTGTAATCTTGATATTATTTTTTCCTAATAAATTACGTGTAAATAAATTAATAGCTTTTGTTTTATCATCTAAACTTTTCTTTTTAGGATCAGAAAGTTTTAATATTTCTTTGTAATAAGGTTTCTTTTTAAATTCATCAACTGCTGACTTGGTATTAAACATTCTTATAAGCTTGTCACTAAATATAGTACGCAAATCATAAGCATGAGATCCCTTAGTAATAGGTCTTGTCGTGAATACTATACTTCCATATTTACCGCTTATACCTGTAATTTCAGGATGAGAATTTCTTTGAGAAGATAGTAATGAAAATAAATCTTGAAGGGTTAGTTTATTATAGTGATAAGTCCATGCTTTAGCTAAATCTTTTATACCTACTAAATCTTTTTCTGAAAGATTAGGGTTTGCTAAAATTTGACTATTTATAACTTTAACCATTCTTTCTAAAAAATCATAGGTAGTTTCTACTCCTTTCTTACCACCTTTAATTCTAGTTCTTGTTATTATTTTATTAGAGTCTTTGTTTATTTTACTATTAAAAGTTTTATGAAGATTTAATTTAAAAGTATTATCAAATATTAAATTGTCTTCTCCTTCAAACTTTATTGAGTTTAGGATATTATCTTCTTGTATTTCAAGACCTGTTTCTAATTGATATGTAATTAACTCAGTCAGCTTTATATATATACCTTTTATCTTTTGTTGTTTTTCAGTAAGATTTGATATATCAGTATCTGGAGAAATACCCATTAAATTTTTAAAGGTTCTATCTAGTTCATACAATAAATTCCTACTATTAAAAGAACCCGATAAAGTTTCTAATAGAACAAGATATGAAAACTTAGGCTGTCTAATAATCTTCATAACTTCTTTACCTTCAGGGGAAAGGGTTTGGTACTCAATAAAATTTGTAAGAAACTTTATATGTTTAGACTGACTTTTTTCTTGATCTTTCTTTATATTGTCTTGAATGTCAACATATATAGTTTGTATATCTTGATCACTTAATGGATCTAAAGTATTTAAATTAGAACTGTTAATAGTATTTCTACCTTCTGGATACATTGTAGACAAAAAGTGTTTAAAATTATTTTTGTCTTCAAGCTTAGAAAGTGATGTATACAATGGTAAAAATTTAGCTTCTTCCTTTTCAGTCAAAGGCCTTTTCTTTTGCATATCTTCAACAAGTCTCAAATATCTTACAATGTTTTGGTACATTGTTTCACTTGCTCTTTCTAAAGTTTCGGGGACATATAAACTTCTTTTGGGTATAGGTCCTAATAAAGATCTTCCCTCTTGAACTTTTTTATTTAATTTGAATATATAACTCTGCTCTTCTTTTAATGTGCCATCTTCATTTCTTACACCTCGGGTCTTATTTTCACCCACGTTACCTATATAGACTATTTCTCCCATACGCTTAGTAATAATGTCCTGAGCACGTATAAGGCTTTCTGTATCACTACCAAAAATCTCATTAAGAGTAACAAGTCTAATAGGAGAGTAAGTAGTCATACCTGCTCCTGCACCTTCGTATTCTTTAATATTAAATTGTTCCTTTTCAAAGAACTCATTACCGAGAAGATTTCTAATCTCGTCTTCAGAATACATTTGACCTTTATATCTATATTTACAAATCATATTTTATTCGTTTAACATTTCAGCAGCGCCGGGACCTGCTATAAGTGGTAATAATACATAAGGATTTATTATTTTAGTTTTGATATTGTTGCCATTTTTTTCAATAACTTCATACTTTAATTTTTGAGGTAAAATAATTTCTAATTCCTGCTCATAATTTTTAACACCGCTTGAGTTTGGAAACAAAACTGATTGACCTTTAGGAGCTACTATTTCTAATTCACGTGCACTTGATCCGTTATAATTACCTTCCTCTAAAGCTGCTGAAGTAAAACTGTCAGGATTGTAAATATCTCCAACTTGAAGATCATTAAATCGACCTTCAATAAGTTTGCCATTTCTTTCTATAACTGTTTTATGATTACCAAGACTTCTTTTAAAAATCTCTTCAGCTTTTAATTGATTTTTTTTAATAACAGCTTCTAATTTCGGAGCAACCATTTTATTATAAAAATTAGTTTGAACATTAGACCCTTTTAAATGATCATATCTGTTATTTATTTGAGTGTCATACCCTCTAGTATATGAGTCTATTAATATTTCTTCTTCTTTAGAAAAATTACTATCTAACTTATGTTTGTCAATAAAAGCTTTATTAATTTTTTCAAGCTTTTTAGATCTAATCATTTCTAGCGTTTCTAAATTTTCTGCTTCTTTAAACTTTACATATAACCCTAAATCTTTTTCAGAATAATTAGTTTCGAAATCTTCTGCTTTATCTGTATTATTTGGTCTAGTCGTTTTATCTTCAACACCTATTACTTTTTCAAATTCTTTTCTATATTTTTCTTTTAGATTTGTAAAATATTCCTCATCTAAATTAAACCTTTCACTACTCTTGTTTTTAGGTTTACTAACAAATTTAAAATTTTCATCAACCGTTGGGAGATCATCTAAACTAATTTTCTTTATTATTTTAGCGGTTTTATCTTTATACTTTAATTCTAAAGCGTCTTGAATATCTTCTGGTTTCATTGGTTTAAAGTCTTGTTTACCACCATAAAGATCTAAATTATATTTTTTATTAAGCTGATCACTTACTTTTTCAATATTGACATTATCCACATCTAAAACTTTATCTACATTCAGTGTTTTTTGAAACTCAGCATTTGTATTTCCATAATCATCTTTCTGTAATTCCTTTACCACTCCTTCTTCGGGCATCGCTTTTAATAACTCTTTATCTGGGTCAGGTGATATAACTTTAGAAGCTTTACCTTCAGGTATTATATCATCTACTAGCCTAGTAGCTTTAGATGCTTTACTAGTTTTAGAAAGAGCTCCAAGTGCTCCACCTACAGCGGCTGTAGGATCTAATAACATATCACCAGCAAATTGAATAGCTCCGGGTTCGTCTTTTAAGAAAGTATCAGAAGGTACTCTTTGATTAGAATCATAGCTACCAATGTTTGGTAATGCTACATTATAATCATAGGCATTCCCTCTAGCTTGTTCTATACCTTCAACCATTAATGATTGTGGCGTTTGAAGTATCTGACCTGCATTATTAAAAGCACCAAACATCATTCCTTTAGTAAAGTCTACCATGTCTTGACCATCTAAACCTTTACCTTCACGAGCTTTATGACGTATACCTCTACCTATTACATTATCCTGAGGCATCATACGTTTTTCTTCTTCACTTAAATCTGAATAGAAAGGTAGATCTTGTTTAGTATTCTTATCAGCAACGATATCTACTGGCGATAAGTTTACAGGGTTATTTTGATTAACAGGTGGAGGATCAGTTATAAGAGTACCGTCCTGAGCATAATTACTAGCTCCGGGCAACGTACTGATTAGATCGTCAAGACAATCGTAACATCCTTCTTTAAGCATGTCTTCAGCTTCTCTCCTATATTTTTTAGGTATGATAGCCACATCTCCATTTGAATTTTGAAGAGCTAGTTCGGACCCTTCTACTTCTATCTTAATCATAACTTTTGTTTGGTATTACAAGACCATACTTAGCTTCTATTAGGCCCTCAGACTTACTCATCTTTATTCCGCTTTTGCTTACTGTGATATCTATTCCTCCTTGTTCATGTGACTTACCTTTAAATCTTTTTAATACTTTCCATTTACCACCTTTAGTTAATCCATTAGAGAAACCATCTTTAGCTTTAAATATACCTCCAATACCACCTTTACATTCTTTATCAATTTCTTTTTCTTTTACAAGTTCATTTAACTTCTGAGTAATTTTTGTGTTATACTCTTTAGTTATTTGCTTAAACTCAGACGAAGAATAATCTTTTCTTGTTGAATATTTGCCCTGATGTATTTCTTCGAATAACGAATATAACGATTTTTCTTTAGTATTCAAAAGATTAAACCAAGAAATAAATTTATCAAATAGTCTTTGTAACAAATTACCTTGTTCTTTTTCTTCAGGTCTATAGTCTTGAAACTTTCTAGAAATGAACTCATCGAGATCAATATGGTTCATTGACTGTGTTTCAGGATACTCATTTGCCATCCAAGCAATAACTTTTTTCTTAGTGCTATAAGGTATGTAATAGTTCCATAACAAGTGCATAAGTTCATGATAAGCTACTTGCTCATAAACTTTAGGATCTTTCTCCGTACTTTCTACAAGACCTAGCTTAATCATATTACCTTTCATCATTCCAAGTCTTTTGTTAGCACCGTTATAATCCATCTTAGAATTTAATAAATGCATCTGTACAAACTCTAATTGTGAGTCTGTAATTCCCGGTATGATTCTTTGAGCAATTGCCTTAGCTTGCTCCATACTAATTTGACTAGGGTTAGTAACTTCTTCAGTAAACCCTCTTTCTGTATTATCATCATCATCAAGAAAGCCATCAAAGCTATCAGGAATATCATCTTGGCCAGTATCATCCTCTTCCGTAGTTTCTGTCTCTGTAGGCTGCGTTTCTGTTTGTGTAGTATTGTCAGGACTGATACGTACATAAAGTTCTGTAGCTTGAGCACCACTGACGTTTGATGTTAAAACTTTAGAAGCTTTGTCTATTAAATCTTCAAAGTTTTGTGTTTTATCTTTATCACTCCAATAATCAACTGTTCTTATAAATAAAGGTTTTCTTAAATAAGTACCGTCACCGAAACTAGATATACCATTCTCATCAAACTGTAAAAGATCTCTTAAATTTTGAGATGTCATTTTTGTTTGAGGGTAGTCTTCTTCGTACTTTTTTATATCATTTATAGACTTAGTAATTTCAGCAGTATCTAAGTTTTTATATTTCTTTACAAAGTCTTCAAGAATTTTAATATAGTCTTTATAATTATTCTCGTCAATTTCATCATTAGAAATATCAGGTAATCCTCCAAAACCGCTTTTCTTTTTTAATCTAAAAAATCTATCTCTTATAATTTTGTATAGAATGTTTTCGGAATTTAAAAGAGATTGAGGTAAAAGTCCTGATGGATTGAAAGCTTTTCTTGAAGCTCTATTTTTAACTTTATATCTAACGGCTTTTATAAAATCATTAGCTTGTTTAGATTTAGTAACCTCCCCAGTCTTTTCATCTATGTCATCTTCATTTTCAAATTGATTTGCTACAACTAATTTATATAAAGCAGATAGAGCAGAAGATTTAACTTGAGTTTTTCTAAACTCCATATAGTGATCTATATGTCCTGTTGAACTATCAGTTCTTGTAAGAGTAAACTTACCATCACCTCTTTCTACCGCATCCCATTTATCTCTAAACTTGTCTTCATATTCTTCACGAGTAACAACTTTATTAAAAACAGAAACGGAGTGTGTAGCAATATATAATTTATTTATAAGCTCTAAATTATTCATTACAAACTCTTCGGATACACCAGCTTTTTTACTATCTTTTAAATCTATGTTATCTTTCCAGCCTCTAAACCTTCTAATATAATACTTACTATTGTTATCATCATCATAATGTTCTTTCTTTGGTCTTACAGATATACTGTTCCAAGTTCTTGCAATTTTAACTAATGTAGAGAATTCTTTAGTTCCCATCTGAATATCAAATCCAGCATCTTTAGCTCTAGCCTCTAATTGATCTACATTATCTAAGTAGTCTAATAAAATTTTAGATTCAGGGTCTGTACTAGTTAGAGCTTGCATACTAAGTCTTGCAACGAATTTAGAGTTACCAGCACTTATGTACAAATAAGGAGCACCTAATTGGTAATTACGTTTTACTTCAAAAGCAGGATGTGTATTCTTTTGACTATCAGTATTTTTTTGAGTTGCAATTACTATCTCACTCTCAATTTCTTTATTATCTACTTGCTCTCGTTTAAAGAATGTATTTTGAATTATATCCAATGTTGTTCTTAACGCTACTTTTGGATTTGGATCTATAGGTTTGTCTTGATAAAAAATTCTAGCCGTAGATGCATAGTTAACAGTAGCGGGAATCAGATTATCTATGCTATCAAATATAATATTTTTACCTCGTCCTGTAGAACGTTTATTAACTTTTAAGTTTTTATTTAAATGTTGACCTGCAATAGATTTAAAAGTCTCGGCACTAATCTCACCAATTTCAAGAAACTCATTATCTCTACTTCCTTTACCACTTACAGGTCTAATAGGATAATAAACTTTTATTGCAAAGCCATTTTTCTTACCAGTAGCTATCTTTGCAAAATAAACCTGTTTACCTTCAAGTTCTTCACCCTGTAGTTGTAACTCTTCTATTTGCTTTATATTTAAAGAAACAGGGTGTTCTATTTTCATATCCCAAGGTCCTTTCTCAGAATCAATATTAACTAATGTGTTTGGTACTTCTTGTATAGTACTTTCATTACCTTCTTCTGTTTCTGACTTTTCATTGTCAGCAAGCATTACAGCTCTACCTTCCTCTTTAGTTTCGGTTTGATCTGAGAACTCTTCATTCCTACTTTCTTCCCCGGGTTTCGCAAGAGATTGTTCTCCAACAATCACAGTAGTACCTTCTTCTATATCATCATCCTCACCTAATTGCTCCTCTAGAACAGTGTCTTCTTTTTTGTAAGATTTAGCACCTTCTTGAGACTCTTCCGTTTCTTCCGTTTCTTCCGGGTTATTAGTAGTTTCAGTTGATGATTTAGTATTTACATTTATTGGCTTACTTTTTAAACCCGTTAAACTTTCTAGTATTCTACCTTCTTCGTTTAGTTGAGCAACATATTCATCTTTGTTTTCTTTTATACCTATTTTAAATTGCTGTATATTAGTGGCAGCATTGTCAGTGACTTTTTGTTTAATAGTTCCTTTTGCTACAGCAGGTAGTACTACATAATCCATAGCACGACCTATTAACATATACATAATAGTATTATATGCTCCGTATGTAAGTTCTTTTTTACCACCAGTATTTCTGATCACTTTCCTTACTGATAAAGGAATTGGTTTATTATAAGTTTTTGAGTTAACTGCTGCATCAGGACTAACAAGAATATAAACTTCTTGAGCCTCATCTCCTTGCGCATCAATAGCCGCCATTACTCTAACTTCAAATTCCTTACCAACCTTCTTAGCCATTTGACTCTTACCAAGGTCATCAACTATTCTCTGAGCATCACCCGTAGTTTCTGTTATAACTAACTTTGTCCTACCATTCCCTAAGTTGTTAGCTAATACTTGTAAGACTTGATCTTTAGTATCAACAGAGTGTGCTCCATAAGGAGCTTTTGAGGTAAGAGGTTTGTCAGAGGACTGAAAGCTTAAGTTCTCAGGTATACTTTGTTTTCCTACATATTGCGTTTGAGCATTTGCAATTGCAAAGTTATTACTTCTATAATTTATAGATAGGAACGGTAAAAATGTAAGATTGATAAATCCTTTTGAAACATCTTCTGCTCGTAAGCCAGAGTCTTCTAAGAAATTAGAAGTGCTACCCTTACTACCTATTCCTGATATAGAATCTAATGCTTCAATAGTAAGCTGAGAGGGATCTCCTAATACTACAAATTTAGCCTTACTTTCATTTAATCTATTGTACTCAGTAGTAAGTCTTGAAAAACTTAGCATTGCAGTAGCAGTCAAAGCAAATGCCTCATCCATTATAAACAACTCAATATTCTCAGGAAATGTTTTTGCTATCTCAGTTACTTGCTGAGGTGTTAAGTTATCACTTCCATCAAGAACGTTTGGTGGAACAAAATCCATAATACTTCGTCCCTCCTTATTTGCATTAGGAACTTCAGCATTAATAGTCATAGTACTATTCTCTGTATGACCTAAAGCAAATATATTATCGTTGTCTATTGTTAATAAATTCTTAACCCAATCTACAAATACTTTTGTTTTACCAGAACCTGTTACCCCACCCAACACTGCTGTGTTACCAAATAGTCCTTTCTTGTTATCAGCTAAAAAGAATGAATAAGCGGATCTAATAGCATCTACTTGGTTTGGAGTAGGAGCAAAATCATTTCTATCTAATAGCTCCGTAAGAGCTTTTTCAGTATTAATTCTACTTACTAAGTTTTGATTAGAAGACACTAAATTTATAGCTTCTGCATAAGCAACTCCTTTTAAATGATTTGTTATTAATCCTTTTAATTTTTTATCACTATTGTTAATGTCAAAGTCACTAACAGAATTAGAAGTTAAATAATTACTTACATTACTATTGCCGGGTGCATCTAAAGGATACACATCTAAGAAGAAATCCGTAACTTTAAATAGCGAATAGAGAGTTGATCTGGGGTTCTTTCTATAAGCAGGTAGTAATTGATCACCCTGATAGTTTAATACTTCCCATACGCCGTTATAAGCTTCCTCACCTAAACTTCTTAATTCATTTAAAGCATTATTAGTTGCTTGGTTTAATTTCTTATTTAAAAGTTTCTTAAATCCAGTTTGCTTCTTTCTTTTGTTTATCTCAGAGTAAATATAGGATGCATAAATAGGATTCCAATTATCTTTTTCTGCTTTAGCTACAATATCAACATATGATAATTTACCTTCTTCTTCTGGTAGATTTTTACTTAACCAAGCATCAATATCTTTATCTACGACTTTACCATCCTTATCTCTTCCAAGACCATTCCATTTCTCTTCAGCAATGTCTTCTTTAATTCTTAGAAGCTTTGCTTTATTCTTTTCTTCATTATCCTCAACTACTTTAAGTCCTTTTTCAAGCTCTTTTAACAGTTCTTTAAATTCTTTTAAAAACCTGTTATTGTCTTCTTGATTAGAGGATTCTTGTGCAGATCTATTAACATAATAACCTATACCTCCTTTTACTATATTAATGTCTTTTTCTACATCTGATACTCTATTAACTTTATTAGGATCTTTATAGTTTTCAGCTTTAGTTTCTAAAGAACTAATCTCTTCTTCAGTTATAATAGCATCAAAGTAATTATCATAACCGTAAATATCTCCTTGAACTAATTTAGTTTTTTGACCAGTATAATCTTGAATTCGTTGAACACTCTCTACATATGCATCAGTTACGTTATCAACTTTATTATTTAACTGATTTATTTTAATAGGAATATTATTGAATATAGTAATACCTTTAATTACATTATCTATAGTCTTCGCATAACCCTCAATATCTTCTTGTTCGAAAGCTTCATCTAATGCTTGCTTTAATTCAGTTGTTGGTTTAGATGTAACTCTTTCTATAGAAGCCACCCTTTCCTCATCTACAATGTTACCTTCTTGATCTATACCTGTCAGTTCCTGTGTAACTATAATAGGATCATCATTCTGAAGGACAGCTTGTTTTGCTTTATTTAGTTGAAGAATAATATTATTGATCTCATCTTCAATTTCTTTTATATCATTCTTTAAAGCTCTGATAGAATCAATTTGTCCTGTGGGGTCACCAAAGTAATTAGAATTTTTAGAACTAACATAACCTTCAACAGTTGTAAGAAATGCATCTATCTTAGACATTTTTTCAGCCAGCGAGGATGACTCATCTTCTGTTATCTTTTTTAAATTCTCATCAATTTCCTCTCTTAAAGCGTATGATGTACCAACTTCAAACATAGCCATCTCTACTTTAGATAGTCCGCTTGAACTTATTCCTCCCTCATTTTGTCTTGCTTGTTTAGCCTCATCAACATTTATATCAAAAAAGATAGGTGGCTTTGCACTTGTGATTATTTGTTTTTCTTTATTTCTTCCAAAAAGTATTCCGTACTTTTGAGATTCTAAGTAAGACTCATAATTAAAGGTACTACGTTTTTGTTCTAACTCTTCTTCAAGTTTAAGCTTTTCTTTTAAATCTGTAGTTTGACCAAGTTTAGTTTCAAGCTCTTCTATTTCTTTCATTCTTGTGTCAAGAGCTCTTCTATCAAAAGCACCTTTTTTATCAAGATCTCTAATTACATCTTGATCTGTAAGCTTTTCAAATCTATTTTCACTGTCTTCTTTTAATGTTTTTAAGAATTCTAAACGCTTATTAACTTTAGAATTATATTCTTCATCTAATGGAGTACCTGTATTGGATACAAGTTTACTTTGTTCTGCTATGAGTTCATCTATTATAAACTGCATTGCGCCTTGATAGTAAGTAGCTGCCTGTATAGTTTTATTTACATCCTCAGATACGCCTTTAATAGGAGCCATATCTTTTGTAATAGCAGCTAATTTCGCTAACTTAGGTAAATATTTTCTTTGAAATTCTCTAATCTGACCTTCATACCCTTCTTCTTCCCCAACGGTTAGTATATCTTTTTTAGCGTTAAAAAAATCTATATCACTTTTATCTCCTGAGTGTCTGAAAAAATCTCTAGCCAATGTCATTTGACTTAATATTCTATGAGCAGTTTCATCTTCTTGAGCAATGGCTGCCATATTAGAATCATAAAGAGACTTGTCTTCTAAAAGCTTAAAGGTTAATAAAGCAGCATTGAATGGATCTGCAATTACATCTCCGTTTTCATCTGTATCAAAAATAGTATTACCTTTCTCATCTTTTTTAGTTTTTAAGAATGAAGATAAGTTCCCCCAATTCATAGACTCTGCGCTTGCAATTGATTCTAAAACCTTTTGATCTACATTTTTTAAATTGCGAGTGTCTCTAATAGAAGAACCTGCAGCACCAAATAAACCTAACATTGCTCCTAGAAATATAGAAGACTGACCTTCTGTTTCTGTAAAGTTATCAACCATCTGATGAGCAATGTTACCCATCAGGTTTACCGCGTTCTGATTTAAATAATCGGGATTATGTAAAGCGTTATCTTCATTTACTATCTGAATAGCAGTCTGTACATTCTCTTCCCATACACCTTCTGTAACTGCAGATATAGATCCTTGTTTTAAAAACTCTCTACCTAAATTTGTTTTAATTCCTTCGGCACCTTTTTGTAACTGTTGTAAAGTTACCATTTCCCCAGCTTTCTTACCAGCTGTTTTGTTAAAAGCTTTCTGCATTTCTTTCAAACGCGATGCTTTACTTATAGGACTACCCATGAACAATCTACTCTGCCATGCATTAGATAATAACAATGCCCCTACGTTTTGAATAGCGACATTTGAAGCAGCTTTAGTAGCTACTTCCATACTAGCTCCTTGTTGAAGCAATTGATCTCTCATTTCCCGAGCTTCAATACCTGCTTCTCCTACGGTATTCAAAGCAGTTGTTAAACCAAACTCGGTCATATAAGCTATCTGAGCAGCATCAGTTACCTTTTGCTGTATAAGTTTTTCAGCTAAACGAGTCTTATGTACTTTATTAATATTAGTAATACTATTTTGCAAAGCTTTAGTACCAATACCTTTAACTGCTGCTCCAACACCTAAAGATGTAGCGTAAGCAGACGTAAGAAATTCCAGACCATCCATGAAGTCAATAGTCCAGAACTCTGATGTTCCTAATTTTTCAGTAAACGATCCTTGTGTATAAACTTTTTTCTGATATATGGGGAGCGACTCATCCATATAATTTTCCATAGCTCTACCAAGATTAACAATAGGATTGTCAATCATTGTGTTAATATCACCAGTAACAGCAATTGCAGGTAGCCCTAATATGTTACCGGCAGATTGTAATGTTTTACCAACAACTGCTGGAGCAAATCTACCTGCTGCATTTAACCATCTTTCACCTGCGCTTTGAGCTTGAGCTCTATCTTCAACGGGATCACTGTCAGGCCTAATATTTTTACCAAGATAAGGTGTGAATGCATCTAACGCTTCTCCTTGAAAAGAAAATACATACGGCGAACCAAGTCCTTGTCCGGGAACAACATTCTGTCCTAATAACTGAGAAGGATTTTTTCTTCTTGGTTCTTGATCATAATTCGTAGTTCCTTCGTCGAAATAACTTAAATCATCTTGATCAAAAAATTTAATATTTCCCATATGCGTAGTCTAATAATGGTTTAATTCTTCCAACCAATTCAGGAGTTATAGGTATATTTTTTAGTTCTTCTTTACCAAATCTATCAATAGCTTTTTTAAGCAATCTTTCAACATCAGGATTCATTTCTCCACCAAGACTTATTTGTTGGTATGCAAAATTATTTACATCTTCAAAGGTAAGAGGTTCTCCATCAGGTTTATTTACAGTTAAAACTCTGTTACCGCCAAATGCGTCTACACCCTCATCATCTCTCATGTAAGTACCTACTGTTAAATCAGAACCCTCTGGTAGTAAAGCTGCCATTCGTTTTCTATTAGCTACGGAAATATCATACCTTTGAAATTTATCGCCATTTGCATCGAAGACTTCCCTTAACTTTCCTTGTAACTCTTTATTAGGAATAAGTCTAATTTTTCCATCATAAGCATCTAACTCATCTATATCAGCAAGTTTTGTACCGTCTGCTTTAGTGGGAATAGGTAAGTATAATTCATAATTACCAGTACCATAATTTTGATCTATAGTTCCAAATTCAAAAATATTACCCATTGTCATATTGTTCTTATCATACTTATTTCTAATAGCATTCTTGCCGTCATCATCAATTCTACTAAACAACTCAGAATCTTTTAAGAAATCATATACTCGTGCATTAGATAAAGCAACACTACGTTTTAATGTGTTTTGGAAATCAGGAGATAATGAAGAAGGCACTATTGTTTGCCTTGTTGTTTTATTCATATCATTCCTTTTCTTTTGAAGCTCAGGTAAATAATAATTTTGATAATTTTTTCTATAATCATCTAGTCTTTCTATAGCTTCATATGTTTGGGGTTCCATATCATGGTTTTTACCAATAGGTCTTTCATATGGATCAAATCCCAAATCCAATTTTTCAGCACCTATCAGTTCCGGGTTTTCCGTCATTCTATTTAACGCCATTGTTAAATTCTTATAAACATCTTTACTGCCATTATAACCCTTTAACTTTTTTAACCTATCTTGTTGAGTTTCAGCTGCGTTTTGAACTAAGGTTGTAATCCTGTGCATATCAGTGGGACCTACTGCAAAGTCAAAAGCCGTTCCCAAGTCTCGCTGAACATCTGTCCAAAATCCTTTATCTGTTTCATTATTTGGATTTAAACTTTTTAATATAAACTCTCTAGCAAGATCTCTACCTTTTTTATCTTTAAACTCTAGTCTAGTTTCTAAACTACGCATTAAACCATCTACAATAACTTCGGCTTCTTCTACTAATGCATTTTGAAAGTTTTTGTTATGAGTTGTAACATGAGGTTGACCGGGAACTGCTTCTGCTTCAAGAGCACTTGCTGCCAAGTTATCAATCTCGTCATATACAGCAGTAGTTATACTATCGTTCGCAGTAATAGATGCATCTCTACCTTCGTTCCATTCTGATAGCTCATCTATATGACCGTCTTGACTTTCTTTAGAAGGTCCTATTATAGTAGAAGTATTTGAATCAATAGGAACTATTTCAACTAAAGGGGGTAAGTCGTCCTTCAATGTATCTTCCGGTTCAGTAGGATTTTGCAAAGCTTTACCAGTCATTCTATTAAATTCAAATTCTTTAGACGCACTTAAAATATCACTAATTGCTTTTCCATCTGCTAAATTTGTTCCATTACGAGCATCTTGATCTTTGTATATTTGATATTTTTGAGGGTTTAAGTTTTTGTATTGTTCCATAACACCTTTTAAGTATGGATCATTAAACTTTTTATATTCCCTATCTAAATATCCTACAAATGCATTCTCACCACCTTTAGCGGCTTCATTTAAAGCATCAACATTTAGCCCTGTTGTTTTACTAGAATCAAAATCGTTAAAGAATTCTTTTAATATACCTTGATATCTTTCAGGACTGTCAGGTATATAATCATAATTGACATCATTATATCCACCATCCTCTGCGAATATAGATTTTTCTCCTGAGAAATTAGATGTTTCATATACACTTATGCCGTTTAGTTTAGCTTGATCTTGCATTGCTTTATAAGCCTTTTCATCTTCCAATGAACTTCTCATTTTATCCCACATAGGATCAGCAGTAAACCTAGCAGTCTTATCAAAGATATCGCCAGCAGCTAATGAGAAGTCACCGTTGTATTTGTTATTAACAGTTTCGTTTACGTCACCTAAGTACTTATCTATTGCGTTAGCTTTACCTTCAGCGTCCACTCCTCTTGATGCAATCTGTCCATACTTATTAGCAGCATTAGCAAGCATAGCCTGATTCTTATCAAACGTTCCTTGACGTTGCATGACAGCATTCTGTACTGCTTCGTATGGAAGCTTGTAATCCGCATACTGTGAAATATACGGAGCTTGTGCTTGTTGAAAATATCTATTTACTTTAGCCATCTTAATTTATTTTTTTACCTGTGTAGGGGTCATACATTGGTTTACCCTTACCTTGTGCGTATGTAGTATCCATACCTAAATTCTTTCCGTCAAACATTGCAGCAAACATAGGAGACATATATTTCTGCGCTTCTAAAAAGTTATTATTTTTAGCAAAGTCGGCTGCCATCATTGCTTTATCAGCACCAAATCCTGCAATACTAGTTCCTATACCTATTACATCACCAATCATTCTATTCTGATGAACAGCTTGGTTTTGCTCATTAATCATAGTCTCTTGATTAGCAAGGCCTGTATTAATTTGACTCTCTTGATTGTTAATTTCAGCATTGGTATTACGCTGCATTGCTCCTAGTCTAGCATTATTCTCTCCTTGTGCTTGAGAGCCTCTAAGATTGGCAGCAGACATACCACCACTTAACTGACCAAATGTCCTTGCATTACCACGTATGTTTTTATTAGTAGTATTAGTTCCACGTTGAATAGCAGAATTGTTAGCAGCCATTATAGGATTGTAATCTACGTTTTCAAAATCAACTCTATCTAGTTGAGTCTTTTGAGGACCTTCTATTAATCCTTGAGCTAATGATATAGCATTACCAACTGCTGGTAACATACCTAATGGTGATGGTTTAGGTGCTTCCACTTGTCCTCCTTTAGGATCACCGGTAGGAGGCATGTTGTATTCATTAGCAAGTATAGGATTACCATCATTACCAAATTTACCCATAGAATTAGGACCAAAGATTTGTTCAGACTTATCACCAAATTTTCTATCATTCATAAAACTTCCAAACTGAGAATCTGAAAATACATTCTCAGGACCGCCACCTCCCATGAGAGAACTTAGATCTCCCATTTGAGGATTGGGGTTAGCTTGTTGAGAAACACCAAAGTCCATGCTTTTCATAGCACCTTCTCTAGCTTCATCCATAGTAACACCGTCACCAAGTATTGCTTTGTTATACATCATCTTATTAGTACCAGATGAAAATGGATTAAGAGGGGGTATTATTCCTTGTACGTTTTTGGGTGGTTGACCAAACATAAAACTTCCATCACCTACACCGCCTCCTTGCATTAATGCATTTTTAAGGCCACCGGAATCTTGACCGAAACCCATTTGAGTTCCACCAAATAAATTATTACTTAATATAGGAGATTGTTGGTTAGTTGTTCTATATGTTCTAGGGTCATTAGGATTAGGCATAGTTAGTATTTTATTAAATTAACAAATTATTTTTTATATTTCCAAATATTTTAATATAAACTTTAAAGTTATTGTGCTCCAAGATTGTAAATATCGAAGTAAGAAACTACATCATGGAGTAGAAAATATTCTCTAAAAGTATTATCAGCTTGTAGTCGTACCAAGGCCCACGGACCCATCATACGTTCTTTAGTTCCTTGGTTTCTACCAATAGTATGTCTATATATTCTAAATCTTTTTCTTATATCAACATTATTATCAGAACTTTGATCAATAGTATTTACATTAATTCTTGTAATATTATCATTACCTTCTAAGTGGTATTGAATATTATTAAATGTTTTAGACAAAGGAGCATTTTTGTTAATGTAAAAATACATCTCTGTCTTATAAGGATTATCTAAATCAACATTCTCATAGTACTGAGAATAAGCACCTTTATTTTCAAGGTATCCTTGTGATAAATCTGAAGGATCAGGGCTAATCAATATAGAACTATTGGAGAGAATTAATCTAGGAGCATGTTTAGATAGATACTCAAACGTATCAGACCTTTCATTAAAGACTACTGTCTCACCGTTTAATAATACTTCCTCCTTATTAATTCCAAGCAATGAAATATGTACTCTATCAGTTTCCCTATCTATTTCAGAAACGATACCTATATTATTGAGAGGATTGAATTCGTTTATAATTAAAGAATCAGATACAGCATCTCTAAAGTATGAGTCCATGCCTTTGAATACAGACAACGGTTCTTTACCCTGATTAATTCTATTAAGTTTTTTATTACGAGTATCAAAATAATATATACCACGATCAGATTGTACAACTGAAAATGGCTGTTTAGATCCTGATGTAGTAGTTATATAATTATGTCTCCCTATAACATCTCCTGTACCTAATGTAAGTGCTGTAGAAGTTTCATCATTAATCATCACACGTTCATTTATAGGTACTATAGCCACAGCTTCATCCTGTATAGTTATAATGTTATTCTGAAGTATTTCAGCTCTGTTAATAGGGCCGTAAATAGCATCTAGATCATATAAGTTATTAGGTAAGAAAGTTCTCCATGAGTCTACTACTTCTCCTAGTATTTTAGGTTCTGATGCCCATATAGAAGATGGAAGATTATTAGTTGTTTTACTAATAGTGCTTTTAGCAATTGATTGATTAATTATATTAGATTGAGCATATGCGTTATTGTAATTATAATCTTCTATCAGGGAAAACTTTATAGGATCAATACCTCTTCCCAATCCATAGGGATTATTTTGAGCATTTCTATGATCGTCATAATCATAAATAGCTCTTGCTTCAGATCTATATTCTAAGTTGTAAGAAGACTCTATTGGTAATATGAGTTTTACGCCATGACATACTTCTTGACTTGCGTCAAATTTAATATAATTGAAAGCACCCCAATAAACATCCCATGCATGTACTGTTGTATCCCCTCCAAATACTTTAACTTCAACTTGATCTTTATTTGCATTTACAAAAGAACTACAATCTATGTAAGAAGTATTGTTTTGTCTAGATTGATAAGTGTACCCCCCATATTGGGTATCGTATATATCTCTGCAATATTCTGCGAAATATAAACCTCTATCAGCGTTAAGTTCATTAGATACTACTAAACCATCTTCATCATCATCAATATTTAACCAATGTTTATTTGTAGTTGAATTATAAGTAACTCTGAAAACTTCATCAGCAGCTGTCATTCCATATCCTAAAATATTGGCTACATACCCTACGTTACCTGAACCACTAGTTGTTTGTGGTAATGGTAATTCATTTTTATTAGGAAATATTATATGATTACTAGGAGAGGATGTATTAGGATTAAAAGTAGAAACATCATCAAATGATTTGAATCTAGATTTTCTTAAAGGTAATATTTGATATGCAGATATACTATTAGTAGAAAATCCATATAACGTACTTGTCTGTAATGTAAAGCCATCTGTATCATCTGAAGCCGTTAATAACGAACTAATACGATTGGTAACTACTAGATAATCACCTTCAGAATAATTAATATCTTCATTTAAATTATGAGATAATGGTGTTGTGAAATTAAGATTTCTTTTATTAATAGTAATAGGATCACTTCCTCCTCCATCCATTGCATATAAAGTTGTTAAGTCAGGACTGGTAGGTACTATTATATCCTTATCACCATTAAATCCATCTCTTTCTACAGAAGGGTTTAATAACCCACTTGCTAATATTGATCTATCATTAATATCCCTCTCGGCTCTAACTATTGTAAAGCCTGAAATTTTATCTCGTATTTGATCTAAATTGTTTATTTCAAATTTAATACCAAATGATTCTAAATTAGATTTTTGGTTAGAAAAATCATTATTTGTAATATCAAATGTATTTGGTGTTACTACCGTTTCATTTCCAGGACTATATAAAAGTCTAGTTCTAAATTGTACTTCGTCTAAATCACCCCTATTAAATTGATCTGGAAATCTATAATCACATATCCATTTAACAGGATATGGTACTCCATATTTATCAAAAAATTTAATACCAAATCTATAAGTTTCCCCACGCTTATATCCTTTAAGATATGCAGATACTTTTGGTGATTTAAAATTAGCTATTTCCCCTGAAAAATTAACAATTTCATTTTCATGCAATTCTAATTCTCCATTAAAAGTTCCAGGATTATTATTAAAACTATTAAGAGTAGGGAATGCTATTAATTCTGCACCTATTAAATTGAAGCTTATATTAGGTCCCCATCCTCCTTGAACAGAATTAAATGGATTAAAGCATTGTATACCTTCATCAGAAAAGTTAACAGTACCTTCATCATTAAAGCCTCCTATTAGATTATCTTTTTTAGTAATCCATGATGGATTAATACAATCCGAAGTTTCTGATGGCATATCTAATGTACCATTGTTTAATGAAGTATAATCAAATGTACCTATACCTTCTTGTGATATATTATTGTATACACTACTAACCCATTCATTAGTAAATTCACCAGTAGTAGCTCTTCTGAAAGATAAAGCTCTAGTTTCAAAATCTAAATCATCAGGTCTTGTTTTAATACCAAATGCTATTAATCTATTATCTTTAACTGCCAAATCATTTGCAGATACTATTTGAGCTGAACTATTATTAAGTTCTAATACATCTATATTAGAACTGTTGTTTCCTGTAAATGTATAATTAATATTACTATTACCAGGAATAGCTATATCTACATCTAAAAATACTTCAGGTATACCTTGGAATCTATATACTACTGCTGCTATATCTATTCTTGAATAACTAGTGTCAAGATTAGATATATCAAGACTTACTGATTTATTAACAAGAGTATTTTCATCTTGAGTTGTACCTTCGTATTCATCACCAATTTGATAAGAATTACTATCAGTTAAAGGAACTAATCCTGTTAAAGGTGCGTATTGAGTTTTCGCTCCTGATTCTGATACAAGTCTATAAGTAAATTGTACAGTAGATCCTGATGGTAAAGTTCCAGTAGATAATATTTTATTAATCTGTAGATTACCAAAAGTAGTACTAGTCTGTAATGATAACTGACCTATAGGAATATTTAAAGACTTATCATCATAAAGATTTAATACTCTAATGGGATTTAAAGCATCAGTCCAATAGATAGAGCCATACTCATTAGGAACTTCTATAACAGACTTAACTCTTCTTATAGGAGTATTTTTAGATAAGTTTAAAGGACCATTGTATTTAAGAGTACTTTGATCTAATAGTAAATTACCGTCACCGTCTACATTAGTTATAGTCTCACTAGTTTCATCATATAGAGCTAACCATATTTGTCCCCATGTATTTTCAGATGTAGTAAAAATAACAAAGTCATCATTGAAATCACCACCACCTATAATCTCAGGTGAATGAGGTTCTTGACTTATAACTGTAACAGTACCTCCTGTTTGAACAGTAACTTGGTTGACAGGGTCTTCATTATTTAATGTTATATATATAGTATTATAATCTTCAGAATATTGAATACTTAATGAACCATCTGCTATACCATCTGAGATAGGTGTCTGTTCAAGTAGAGCTAAATATAATGATTCTAAAGGTTGTTCTGGTAACTGAAATGCAATAACAAATTGTGTAACACCATTTGAATCTACAAATATTACTGAGACAGTAGCAAACTCTTGTTCAGTTTGTCCTAGTATAAATGTTGCTGGGATCCTCGGAATACCAAAGACTTTCTTATTACCTTTGACTGGAGATATACCATAACTATTACCTTGTTCAGATGTAATTACCTTACCTTCTCTAAGTTCAAAGTATGTATTAGGTGGCATCTTATGAGGAGCTATGTCCTTATTCATTCCACCTTCCCATGTGTTTACTTGAGTATCTTTTGCCATTACTTAATATTATATCCTTTACGTTGCTCTGATTGACCCACACCACGACCTGTATTACTTCTTGTGTTAAAGTCTCTTAATAGTTTAACCATAGAATTTTTTATAGATTCCATACCATCTACATTAGGCATAAGAGCACCTGTTTTAGCAGAGGTAACATAGAATAACCAATCTTGTTCCGCCGCTAAATAGACTCTATCTCTAATCTCTCCTATCTCCCACATAGGTCTATATACCATGTACTTAACATAAGCTTCTATAGCTTTAGCATAACGTTCGTTGTCAGGAATCATAGGATAACCATTGTCGTCAGTTACTAACGATTGAAACTTAACTTCAACTTCTCCTTGTTTTAATGTATCTATGTGAAGGATCTGTCCTTTAATAGTATACTCATGTATGCCAAGATATGTGTCTTGACCTGATACCTTATTAGGTGAACCAGAGAAATCATTGGTAGAGGTTCTAAGACCTTCTCCTGAATCAAACATACGTATTGCTTCTATACTTGTAGGACTGCAAGGAAGTTTACCTCTATAAGAGTTGATAGTTACTTTAGCGAAGTTGTCTTGAAACTGAGGCTTAGCTCCTATAAGCAACAATGCCTCACCGATATATTCAGCAAGGTCATATTCACTAGCATTAGATTTTTGAAATATAATAGAGTTTCTAAATAGCCTTTCAACTATAAACTCCATTGATAAATAATTTCCGTTTAACATAATTAAAACTTTTTTCTTCGGTTAAATCTTGTATAAAAATCTACGTCACTATCTTCATCTTTTAATATCTTAGCAAGTAATCTTTTATTAGCTCTTGATGGTATAAATGAATATGCAGTTTTATTTCTAAAATTAGCATCTCCTTTATTCCAATACCATCTATGAACATATTTTTGAGTATGATTGTTAATGTGTCTTACTAATGTTTTCTTTTCCTTTGCTTCTTTATTCTGATCCCACAATTCTAGAGTGGATTTAAAATCAATAGCAGCATTAGTTAGAACCTCACCTTTTTCATTAACTTTAATACTAATCTTATTCTTCCTTATCCCAATAATGCCTAAGCGTTCGAATAAGGTAAAATCTTTTCCTTTTAATATACTTTCACACATCATTAGGTGAAAGTCCTTTAAAATGGTATTGTAGACAGTTATAGGTATATTATACTTACTGTCTTTATGTACTATTGATTTCTTAGATACTTCACCATTCTTTTTTATAAACTTTTCTTTAAAATACATATGACAATAATAATCATATATATCTGTTATACTTACATCCTGATTATACTTCCATTGTGTCTCCCTCATCGTTTTTATTATCTAATGTAGCTCGCTCAACAATACCAAATCTTTCTTCAAGCACTTGATTAATTATAGAGTTAATCATCCATTTCTTTACAGGGTATTTAGTACCGCTATCATAACATAATGACCCACCACAATCGTCAAACTCATTAACTGATTCAGGATCTTCGAATACACCTCGTATGTTTATAACTTTAAGAGCTTTAGCTAAAGTATGATCTTTAGTAATTCTAATATAAATATAACCATTTAAGTAGTAAGCAAATATTTGCTTGTTAGCAAACCTACCATTACCTGACCATTGTGCTTGTCTATATGGAACAAAAGAGAAAGCCCGTGAAAGAATCTTCACAGGGCCCACTCTTGTTATTGCCAGACCTAAGTTTGTAATTATAGGAGCAGGAATCTCTTTACAAGTTCTTAAAGTAATACAGGATGGTCCACATTCTGCATCAGGAACTTTTTCTAAATCCACACAACCAAGATCTTGTATAAAGTCTTCGTCGATTGCTCTCTTTTTATTTAATTCATTCTTTATAAACTGCGCTCGTGAATAATTAATCCATCGTTTAACTTGAGCAGCGGATACATTATAATCATCAACCCGTTTGGCTTTGACTATACCTAAAATATCTTGTGCTATCTGATTTAATGTATCCATTATTTAATCTTTATAGAGTAGTATCTATTACTCTTGGTTTTCCATTTTTAGTTTCAAATGTTACAAATCCCGGTGAACATGAGAATCCCATAGACTCTGAATAGAAGTTACCAGTAAATATACTAGGACAAACTAATGCTCTATACTTCTTATTGTCTGCTACAACTGTAGATGTATTAGTTCGTACTTGATCTACTTTACCTCTACTGTGTAGATGTCCTGATAATATCATTGTAAAGTTATCTCTGTTCTTTCCGTAATTCAATACTAAGTACTCGGGATTCTTTTTAATCAAAGGAAGATGTCCGTGTGTAAGTATATAATCAATACCATCAATTGTAGCTGAGAGTATCATATGATTATAAAATACATTTGCATCTAGCTTAGAATTTAAGAAGTGAGCAATAGTATGTGCAACCCCTAACTCAGGATCTTCATTATTCTTTTGTGTAATCCTATCATGATTACCACCTACCATATAAACAGTGTTTAGATTGTTGATAGATGATAGAAATGCGTTTAGAATCTCGTAGGCTATAATTAAAACATTAGAGCCATAACCAACATTAGAAAGTTCTTTCCATGTTGCAGGGTGATTAGTCCCAGTAAATGATTCTATTAAATCTCCCAGTATAGAAATATGTACTTCACCATAGTTTTCGTCATTTATTTGTTTAGCAACTTCGTCCAAGTATTCTACTACTTTTTCGATTGAGTAGTTCTCAGTATCATTAACAAGTTTTCCAACTTGCGCACCAATGTGTAGATCTGTAATAACAACATGTCCTATTTCCTTTCCTTCAGCTTCTGCTTTTTTAGGTTTAGGTCTATTGTCTACGTAATCTTTAAGCTTGGCAATCGTTTCTGTTGTAAATTTCTTTAGCTCTTCGTCTTCATCATCACTCTTAAGTTCATAAGACGCTGACCAGTTTCCAGCTTTACCCCATATCTTTAAAGGCTTGTATTCGTTAAGATCAAAAGAAGGCATGTGTTTCTGGTCTTCTCCCGACACTTGGTAATAGTTTGTAGTAGTCTCAGCTACTGATGCATCTTTAAACTCCTGTCGAGTTTCAGTAAGAGCTATTGAACAGTCATCTTCTGTTACCTCGAACCCTTGTGCTTCTAGAATGTCTTTAAGAGCAGAAGCTCCTTTCTTAAGATATCCAGTTCTTTCTTTTAAATAACTTTTTATATTACTTATAGTCATCTTTAAAAATTATAAATGTTTACTAATATAATGAAAATTATTTATTTAAGCAAATTAATTGGCAAGTATTAATATACCAGCCATTCCTACAATTGTGATTCCTCCTCCTATCAGTACTCCATCCCAGAACTTTTTCTTTGCTCTTTGATCTCCTTTCTCAGCAACATCTAATATTTCATCAGCAGCTAAAAAGAACTTATCTTCCCATATCTTAATTTGTGATTCTTGCTCTACCAATTCAAACTTTAGGTTTCGATATCTTAATTCTTGCTCTGCATTAATATTTAGTAGTATTCGTTCTCTATCAATACAGCTAGTAACTCTTTCTTTAAGTTGCTTAGCCTCTATAACCTTTTTAGCAATACCTCTAACTTCTACCTTAGTGAATGTCATTAAAGTATCACCATCAATCACTACTAGTCTGGATGATTCCTTCGGCTGTGAGAATGCTGTCAAGCTCATTCCAATCAGAATTGTCAATGTCACTAATAACGATTTCATATTTCTTTTTAATAATTTCATCCGTAGGTTGTTCGTTATAAATAATAGTAAGCTCATTAATCTTTTCAGTATGCCTGATATCTCTTTGTCTTAATGAGTCAACAAGAACTCTAGATCTATTTAAACTCTCATCAAGCCTTTTAATATCTTCCTCATACCTTGATTCATCTGTATATACTTTCCATGCTAAAGCAGCTATTACTGCTATCAGTACTCCGTATAATATTCTATTCATTATAAACTAATTTTGGGTATATAATTTTTTCGTAATAATTGCATTGATATTTTTTGATCTTCTTTTGACCAAGGTCTATCTTTCCACTGACCATCTCTATAAACTCTTTCCCCTATTGGATATTGACCTTTTGTTCCTTGAGGGTCTGTAGCATACATTGTTTGTGTTTTTCTTTTATTAAATAAAGGATTCATTACTACATCTGCTAAATCTTTATCTAATGTACCACTATGTAATAATCCGCTTAATACAGGCATCCTATTCATTTGCTTACCTCTAACAGGTTTATCATTTTTTGCTAAGTTATTACCTACTTCTTCCACATCATCGGGTTTATAAATAACTTCTTGCTGTGGTTCAACATTAGAATAATCAGCAACACCTCTTACATCTCCAATAGGACTTACATTCATTTTTTGTAAAAAACTTAAATTATCTTTTAATGGTACAAAATCATCATTATTTTTATCCCATTTAAAAATTGTAGGTGTACTAGCTTTATCAACATTTGAATTCATATCACTTTCAAAAAATTGTACTCCTTGTGGTTTTATTTCATTAGAATATAATTGACTACCTACAAGTTCATTTACTACACTTGGAAAAAAATCATTAATTGAATGTAAAGATGTTTGATTAGTTCCTTGATTATATCGCTCGTTTGATACTTTATCAATCTCATACCCACTATTAGGTCTAGTTTTAGATCTACTTAATAAATCATCAAAATTTAAACTACTATTAAAACTATTAGTAATTGTTTTATATTCTCCTATTCCGGTTTGTACATTATGCGCATTCGAAAGATCTTGTAATAAATATTTATGACTATTATATAAATTTAAACTATCACTATATTGTTGAAATCTTACATGATTAGGATCATTAGTAATAAATGGTTTTGGTTTTTGTATAGGATCAGGCATACTGTGGTAGATTTATTTCTTGTAACCATTGTGATACAGAAAACGATGGGCATAGCTTCAACCATTCATTAGGAGAAACTATGCCATCACCGTTCTTGTCGGGTGAATAATCCCTGTGACCTGCGATGCGCACTTCGGGACCTAAGTAATTAGTTGTAATTAAATTCTTTACTATACTCTCCATCTTAATCTTTTGAGCATCTGTTCTATTATCTATACCACCTTTACCGCCTATATATGATATGTGTACTGAGTTCCAGTTATAACCTTTAACACCGTTAGTGACTTGGTTAAGTTCTGCTAATACAGTAGTATTACCATTAGGTTCGATTATGTAATGATAACCGGGATGTCTCCATTCTAAATCGTTATACCAGTAATCTAATATTTGTTGCACGGTAGCTTGTTGTGTACTTGCTGTACAATGTATGATAATATTATCTATTTGCCTACCGTATTTAATATTCATTAGTTATTAATTTGACCCTGTCTTTTATCTTCTCTTGAAAGATAGTTAGCCATTCTTTCGTCTGACACAGCAATTGTAGTTTTTATATCAGAAAGAATACCAATTATTTCTTCATCCTTTTTACCTTGTGATTCTATTTGGAGCTTTAGTAAAGCGAGTTCTTTATCGGTTTCATTCTTATCATGTTTCATTGTAAGTTTTATTTCAGCTATATCTTTAACTTGTTTAATATATAAACCAATCATAGCTCCTATCATCACTAGTGCAGCAATTATTCCACTAGCATCTAAAGGTGCTAAAAATGATAATGTTGTAAGTAGTTTCATATAATTCGTTATTAAAAAGGCATGTCTTCTGGGTCAGATTCGTCCTCATGATTTTTGAGTTCTTTATATTTAGGCTTCGGTATGTTAATTCCCATTCCACCAAAACCTATAAGTGAAGGCTTATTACTTTCCTTAATTACGTAATTACCTATTATTAATACTAATGAAGATACTACACTTCCCCAAGCTGTCCACGCAGCTGTCATATCAAACTGATCTTTATCAGCAGCTTTATATATAACATTCATTGGGAATAAAGAAGCTAATACTAACAGGAACATTCCTATCCCTGTTAGTATGAATCTCTTACTTTCGTAAGCCTTAGCTTTTTTATATCTTAGTTCTTCACTAATCATATTAATTTGGTTTTCTTAACTCTTTATAAGAGAAGCCTGTTCTAGGATACAAAATAATATGCGTAATTCCTAATGGTTTTTCATTTAATTTTACACCATCCATATTGTAGTACTCGACTATTTCATCTTTAGTTTCAAACACTAATTGATTAGGACAATTGCTTATCTCCCATTCATCTAGAAAATCAACAGGAAGACTTGCATATTCAACTCCGTCTTTAATAATTTTTACACCAGCTGGTATTCCAGAACCGTTGCTTTGAAATCCATTACCAACTATATCGTAAAAGACAAACTTATAACATGCGGGATTAATACAAAATTCACTTATCACTGTAGTTCCTGATTGGAAATTAGGGAATGGTCCTGCGGTTGCTATTAAGCTATCATCTGACAGTCTAATTAGTTCCCAGTAGTTCTGACCTCCTAGCACGTCTAAAGTTGTCTCTATACCTATTGTAATTGATCCTATGGGTGCCTGTTCAATTTGAGCTGCAAGATCAACCTCTATATTGTTAATCTCAATAACCTGAACTCCGAAGTTCTTTTTAGATACTCCTTGATTAGGAAGTACAAAGTTAGCATATGTAAATGGGAGTACAGACATTATTAAATCAATAGTGTCTGCTTCTTCATAACTACTGCCATATATAAGTTTTACATTAGCAAGAGTTTCATCACCTACATTACGAATTTTAATATTTACATCATTACCATTTTCACATTGAGTGGCAGGTAAATTAATATCTAATACTATATCTGTAAGCCTATCTTCATAGTACTCGTCAAAATGCTCATCATAACCAGACCTACTACCCTGTGCTAATACAAGTCTACCTCTATCTCTTTGTCCAGCTGTAAATTTTGTTTTACAGTTTTCTGAAGTATAGCCCATATAATTATCATTAGGAGCATCAGGACATGTGAAATTACTACATGATTGTTCTATTACAGTAGGAGGAGTATCACATACTCGGTCTCCTTGTATATTACAACTACCTTCATCACAATCATTTGTACTTTGAAATGTATGAAACAATCCTATATTGTGACCTACCTCATGACTTGTAGTAGCATTCTTATTAGTATATGTTTTAAGAAATCGTAATGCTGTTTCATTAGATGATAATTCTTCATTATTATCTAAATCATAAGCTCCTATACGATATGTTCCTGTAGCGTTATCTACTTGTACAATACCGTTATTTCCTATATAGGCATAACCTTGTACTCCACCACCACCGTTGTTATTGTCAAACTCTGTGACAATGTGATAATTTAAAATTTCTTCATCATTTATGCGCGTGTCAGGAGCAAATTGAACATAGCTTAATCCAGAAGAAGTAGATGCAGATGCCCCTTGAGTTCTAAACTCTTCTCTTTCAGAAGCAGTTAACCAAGGAACGGTATCTATGTTATGATAAATTATACCATCAAACCTTTCACCTTCAAACATATTCATTAAGTAGAATTCTATATTCCAATCAACGCCCGTTTCTTTAGTACCATAAGTACCATCATAAGTTTGGTTAAGCTCATGAATAGCACTATGTATTTGGTATATTGACACATCACCATCTAATCCTATAGAATCACCATCTTGATTATATTGTGTGTAGTAGTATACATGAAAGACCATTGGTATCTTTAGCACTTGTAAAGTATCGTTAAATGTCTTTCCTTCTATAGATTTATTAGTTAATTCTATTTGTTCTTTAGTATTAACATTATCTTGCGCACAAGTAGGAGCTATATCCTCATGAGAGTAATCCGCATGTATTACATACGTTATGGCTACTAGTACTAGTATTAGTATTAAGGAGATTAATTTTTTCATATTAGCTTATTTTATTTAAAAAGTAACTTTTTGGTTTACCTAAATCTTCGTTCACAACTCTGTACCCTTGTAGTTTTCTTAGCTGTCTTGCAGTATTAAAATGAAACGACCCATCTGAAAACCATAACCCTTGTGAATAAGTTGTTCCATATGAAAAGTTTAAATTAGCAAGAAATCCGGGATATACATTTTCCCAAAAACTAACTAACACAGCCTCTTCACCGAGCTCTGGTGGTGCTACATTCTCTATAAAGTAATCTAAAAAGTATTCACCAACATTAGTTATACCGTTAAGAGTATACCATCCTAGAATTCCACCATTAGCTTGTAGTATATGTAATCCCATTATACCATTATCACCAATAGCTTCAGCACCAGCTTCATAGAACTCTCCCATTTTATCAAATTGGAGTGTACTATTATCAGACCTATACCATCCAGACTCGGGAACTATAACATCTATATTAGGAACTGCCTTTCTAAACTGGTCTATAAAAGGATTCCAATTAATACCTTCAAAAATTGCATCCTCGCCGTTAGCAGGTTGTTCATCAGGTTTAGCTCCAGCATAATAATGTACAGTTATACCAGCATCTAAAGTATTATCATTGATATATTTTAGCACTTCGTAATTAAAAATAGGTCTATAAAATGCCGCCTTTTTAATTGAAGATAATTCTCTATTATCACTTTCCCACTTATTTGTTATTTGAGTTACTTCACTTTCTGTATATTCATGTGAGCATCCTAATAGCATTGTTTTAACATCAGGAAAAGCAGCTTCTACAGCTGGAATCCATTCGTCTAACATATCTAAATATGTTTGAATAGTTACCTGCTCTACAACTCCTTTTTTACTAAGATCTCCTAATGCATATTTAGCAAGCCAAAACTCACCACCATACTGGAAGTGTGAAATCTCTACACCATAATCTACAAGATCTTGTACAAATGCTATTTCATCATCAAGTGTACGGTCTATTGTCATATACAATGTCCATACAACCTTAAGATCATTAGCTATTACAAAGTCAGCCCACTCTTTCCATACAGTTTCTGATACTCTGTTATACATACCATCTGGTAATTCACTATTAAAGTCAGCAGCATACCCACGTATATGAGTAAAGATCGCTGGTAACTCTGTAATTACAGACGCATTAAATTGAAAAATTCTACTATTTAATATTAACATACTTTTTTTTGTTTTTAAGTTACGTTTAATTTATCCTTCATCCAAGCATCGGGCATTGATATACCAGGAGTACTAGGGACTGGATTATCATTTGCGGCTAGAGCATTTACACCAAAAACCCAACATTCTACTCCATTTGAATCATACCGAGTTTTTATTTCTTCAAGTGCGTATGCAGGGTGAACCAACTTTTCAATGTCGCTTCCATCTCCTTTAATGTACTCTTTGTCGTGAATCAAGTACAAGGGTTTATTAGAAGGAAGATATAATCTTCGTGAAAGCATACTGATCTGATTCATAATACGTCGAGATTTTGTATTATTCAAATCTTCCACCGTGTCCACATCACCCATTATGCTGAACCATCTTTTGCAGTTAGCTTTAAATGTTGCATTTGCATTTAAAAGATCATTTATTGTTACTCCATTAGCCCACAATCCTAACGCTTGTTGTTCAAAAACATCTAGTGTCACATTAGGAAGATAGCTCATTGTACACACTGGTAGATTACTTTCAGTAAAAAGTCCTTTACTTGCTCCTTTGTTCGCAAATTCTTTCATGGATAAAAGCTGAGAAATATACCCTCCCGCAGATACACCAAAATATGCCATTTTTGTTTTATCAATTTCAAAAATTGACGCATTAGATTTAATTTGCAATATGTTTTTAAAAGCACTGCTAATACATTTTGGAATACCTATTGCGTCATAAACCGCATCTAATAATTTGTATTGAATTGAGATAACTGCTATCCCATCATCTAGAAGCGAATTGAAAATATCGTCGTACACAGCAGAATTGATAAAGTCTTTGTCGCCATTAATAAATGATCCACCATGAATAGCAATAACACATGGCCATCCTCCTACAGGTCTTGTACCTTGCGGAACATAGTAATCGAGAAAATAGTCACGATTTACATCCTGATAAAATTTTACATTGCCAAAGAATGTCTGAGTGGATGTGAGAAAAGCTGGTGGGGTAGATGGCGCTGGTAGGACTATCATGAGGCGGTGTATTTACAGGTTAAAGTCACCTCGGGATTTTCGACTGATTCTGATGCTCCCGTTGTGAATATGATATTTAGCG